TCCACGACTTCGGGGATGCCAGGAAGTGCGCTCGGTGCGGTGCTGCGTTCGATGAGCTCCACTGGGCCGCCTTAACCAAGGCCATGGCCCACCGATTCAGCGAGGAAGGACAGACGGCATGACGTGGCCCGAGTTCATCGACCAGCACTTCTGGGCGCTCTGGTGGCTGTCGCTGATCGCCATGGGCGCCACGGTGGAGGCGATCTTCGTGTGGCGCAAGCGATGAGCGCCGATCGTTGCGAGCTGGCCACCGATGACCGGCTGAAAGCCTGGCGGGAGGGGCATCGGTGCATGAGCGCGGACGAGGTCCGGTTCCGGGACGTGCCGAGTCCTGGGGGTGCCGGTGGGGCCTCGGTGGGGTTCGCGCGGAGCTGGGACCACGACACGAACCCGCCGCTACGGTGAACGGCATGACGAGCGGTGACGAAGATCGGCCGGACGACGTTGTCGTCGAGCACATGCCTGCCCATCAGCCCTACCCCGACGTGTACCCCGAGCACTTCATCGTCTCCCACACCCGCTACCCCGTGCGCGAGCGTGGACCCAAGCTGCGCTTCACGCGTGAGGCGTGGGACGCCTTCGTGGTCAGGGTCAAGAACGGAGACTTCGACTTCCCCATCCCGGCCGAGAGTGCTGAGCCTCGAATCGGAGATGCACAGGCCCTTGCCGCCCAGCTCTCGCGCAAGATCAGGGAAGCAGGCCTGGACGTGGTGGGCGAACCGATGGTCGACGTGTCCACCGGCAATGTGAGCGTCGAGATCTTCGACGCCGCGGGGAAGCAGTTCATTCTGACGATCCAGGATCCGAGGCCGGAGTCATGACGCCGGTCGGGGTCGAGGACAGGTGTGGCGCCACGGAGTGGGTGCCCTGCGATGACGAAACCACGGCCCACGCCTATCGGGTCTGCACTATGCCGAAGGGCCACAATGCCTACTTCCACCGGGAGTACCGAGACGGCAAGATGTGGGCCATGTCCAGCGGCGACGACGGCCCGGTCGCCCTGCCCTATTGCGAGCATACGAAGAGGCCGTCATGACGCTGATCGAGTGGCTGCGCGCTCAGCTGGACGCGGATGTGGCGGCCATCATCAGCGGTGTCAGCGCTGATGACTTCGATGAGGGGTGGCCTTGGACTGCAGCCCGCGTGCTGGCCGAGGTGAAGGCCAAGCGGGCGGTGCTGGAGCTGTGCGCTGAGGCCGAGTCATGGAAGTACTCGGCTGCCCAGAAGATCGCCAGGGCCGTGCTCCACGAACTCGCCCAGGTCTACGCCGGCCGCGAGGGCTGGCGGGACGAGTGGAGCGTGAGCTGATGGCGGTTGAGTGGAGATCGATCCCCGTTCGCCGCGACTTCTTCACGGGCCAGTTGACCGCCGGAATGGTCGAACTCGACCCGGACAACTGGGCGCACGGCATCTGGCGGGCACTGGCCGTCACCCTGGCCGAGCCGCTGCGCAAGGCATTCCACGAGCATGTCGAGACTCACGGCTGCGGATGCCTCGGCGCCTATCCCTCAACCGCGCATCTCTGCACCGACCCGAGCGGTCACCAGGAGAACGGCGGTCACGCCTTCCCCGGTTGGAACCACTGCCCAGTAGCCATGCGGCTGGACGAACTGCTGCCCGACGGCGACCGGATCGCCTACGGCTGACTCTCGACCCATACCTGAGGGTTGGGGCACCATTGAGGGGTGACCCTCACCAGTAGCGAGGCGGCCGAGGCGCTCAAGGTTGAGGTGTGCACGCTGCGCCAGTGGATCCGGCGAGGGAAGCTGCACCCGGTGCCGGGATCGCGGCCCCACGAGTTCAGTGCGGCCGAGGTGTACGACCTGCAGGTTGCCCGGCGGACCCCCGACGACATCGCCTGGCACGACGCACTCTGGGCCGAATATGACCGCGTTCTTGCTGATCAGCACTAGTCCGTGTCACGATCTTGGCACAACAGCGCTGCCCGGATACTGAGACCGGGCGCGTCGTTCACCGGCTACCCAGCCGCGAGCGGGAGATCGGCACCCGCCGGATAGCCCTTGATCCTCGGATCGGGGGCTATTCGCTTGCCCGGTGGGGGTGATGCGGGTGGCACGTCGGGCCAGCAAGGGCAGCGACCCGCTACTCACCACCAAGGCCTGGCGTGTCGACATCCGCCAGCACCACATCCGTCTCGGCCTGCCGTGCGCTCGCTGCGGTGGGGTGATCGCCTACGGTGCGCCGCGGTACTACCCGGGTACGAGGCGGGTGAACCCGCGGTCGCTGGTCGTGGGCCACATCGTGGGCAGGGACCGGGCCAAGCGGATGGGCTGGACGGATGCGCAGATCAACGCGCTGTCCAACACGCAGAGTGAGTGTGCTCGGTGCTCGGACTCCAGTGGTGCGCGGTACGGGAACCACAAGCGCGGACGCGCGATGCGGATGCTCATCATCGACGACTGGTGACATCACCGCAGGTCAGAGTGGGGTAGGGGGGCCCGGTCGCGACGCAGAGCAGGCGGCCAGCGACCCCGCCACTGTCTCGAAAAAACACACACACGGGAGGCGCCGTGGCTGTGAGGGCGGTCGGGCCGGCGTTGGCCGGTCGGGCGCGGAAGCCGCGGCACTACCCGGGCAAGGTGGAGCGGGCCGCCCGCGCTGCGCTCGCGGACATCGACACCGACCACGCCGCGGCGGACCTGCTGTTCGCGGTCGCCCAGCGGCTGGCGCAGGACGTGGACGAGTCGACGGAGGTCCGGGACCGGGTGGCCGCCGTGAAGGAGCTGCGAGCGGTGCTCGCGGACCTGGATACCGCCGTGATGCCGCCGGCCAGGCCCACTTCGGTATCGGGGGCGGCCCCGGCTGAGGACGGTGACCGTGACGTCTTCAACATCGGCGACTCACCGCCCGGCCTGCCTCCCGTCGTGGGCGACGCCGAGGCGGGCTGACCGCCCGTCCTGGGGGCCGAAGGTCGGGGAGATCTCGGCCCGGCTCGGCCGCCCGTTCATGCCGTGGCAGCAGCAGGTGATGGATGTCGCGCTGGAGATCGATCCGGCGACCGGATTGCTGGCCTACCGCGAGGTGCGGTTGACCGTGCCGCGCCAGAGCGGCAAGTCGACGCTGCTGCTGCCGAAGTTCGTGTGGCGGGCGGAGGCCGCGCACCTGCTGGGTGGCCGGCAGCGGATGCTGTACGCCGCGCAGACGAAGGCCGACGCCGTCGACAAGTTCGACGAGGACTACATCGAGGACCTGGCCGAGGCCCGGATCATGCGCGGCCGGTACCGGGTCACCAACAATCAGGGCCGCAAGCGGATCCGGTTCCGGTCCGGGTCGATCCTGTCGCCGGTCGCGACGACGACGAAGGCCGGGCACGGTAAGACCCTCGACGACGCCACCCTGGATGAGGCGTTCGCCCAGGTTGACAACCGGGTCGAGGCGGCCTGGCGCCCGGCGATGATCACCCGCAAGCAGGCGCAGCTGTGGATCGTGTCGACAGCCGGGACGGCGCAGTCGCTGTACCTGCGCTCGAAGGTGGCCGGCGGCCGGGCGATCGTCGAGTCCGGGAAGTCCTCGCGGGTCGCGTACTTCGAGTGGTCGGCCCCGCACGGCGCGGACCCGTACGACCCGGCGACCTGGTGGGCGTGCATGCCGGCGCTCGGGCACACGATCGATGAGGATTCGATCCGGCACGAGCTGGAGACCATCGAGGGCGGGTTGCCGGAGTTCCGGCGCGCGTACCTGAATCAGTGGCCGGACGAGTTCGCCGACGACGATTGGGTGCTGCCGAAGGCGTCCTGGTTCGAATGCTTGGACGAGATGAGTGTCCGGGCCGGCGCCCCGGCTCTGGCCCTGGATGTGGCCCCGGACCGCTCGCACGCCGCGGTCTCGATGGCCGCGCTACGGGCCGACGGGTTGCCGATGGTGAAGGTGGTCCGCCACGGCGAGGGTGCCACCTGGACACCGAAGCACATCGCCGATCTGGCCCGGGCCAAGGGCGCCTCGGTCGTCGTCCTGGATGGCGTCGGCCCGGCGTCGAACCTGCGCGAGCTCGTCGAGACAGAACTGGCCGGGGCGTGCCCGCTGCGGGTGATGACCAGCCCTGAGGTCGCCGACGCGTGCTCCGACTTCCAGGACGCCGTCCTGACCGAGCAGTTGCGCCACACCGGGCAGACCGAACTGGACATGGCGCTGGCCGGTGCGACGCTGCGGCCGCTCGGCGAGCGCGAGGCATGGAGCCGGCGCAAGAGCAGCTCGGACATCACCCCGCTGGTGTCCGCAACGCACGCCCTGTGGGGCCTGTCGATCACGCCGCCGACGTTCTTCGGCTCACGACGCTAGGAGCCATCCATGACCGCGCTCGACACGACGCTGGACCGCGTTCCGGTCCAGCGGATCACCACCGAGGCCCGCGAGGTCGAGTTCAGGCGCACAGCGCTCACCGTCCTGGCCGGCCTGTTCTGGTTGGTCGGCTGGTTGGCCGCGAAGACCCTCGGTGGGATCTGGCTGGCGCTGGCCTGGTCTGCGACCGCGGTCCGGGTCGGCTGGTCCGATGCCCGCCCGCAGCGGCCCGCGGCCCCCCGAAGCTGACGACGGCGACCGAGGGAGGCGTGTAAGTGGGCCTCCTGGAGCGTATTAGCGATGCCCGCACGGTGGCGGTGCGTGATGAGAGCCGATTCTCGATCGACACCTGGATCAGCGACTACCTGATCCCCTCGCAATTCCAGTACGGCGGGAACACCTACCCGCTCGGGCTGACCCAGACGCTCGCCGGGAACCGGGCCGCCGAGATCGTCCAGTCCCTGCCGGGTTACATGTCGGCGATCCAGGGATGCCCACCGGCGTTCGCCGCGCAGATGGTTCGGGCCCTGGTCCTCTCGCAGGCGCGGTTCACCTTCCGCAACCCACCCTGGCACCCGAGAACACCGCGCCGGACGTTCGGCAACGGTGATCTGCAGGTGCTGGAGCGGCCGTGGAAGAACGCCACCACCGGCGAGCTGATCGGGCGGATGGAATGGCACGCCGGCCTGGCCGGGAACTCGTTCGTCTTTCGCCGCCCCGATCGGCTGCGGGTGCTGCGCCCGGACTGGACGGCGATCCTCTACGGCTCCGAGCTGGAGCCGGACAACCCGGGGCACGCCCTCGACGGCGAGCTGCTCGGCTACGTGTATTGGAACGGCGGGCCGAACAACCAGTACGGCTACAAGCCGCGGTTTCTGCTGCCCGATGAGGTGGGGCACTGGTCGCCGCTGCCGGATCCGCTGAACTCGGGCATCGGGATGAGCTGGCTGACACCGGCGATCCGGGACCTGCAGGGTGATCGGCTAGCCGCCGAGCACAAGATCCGGTTCTTCGAGAACGGGGCAACCCCGAACCTCGTCGTCAAGGGCCTGACGGCGACGACGAAAGAGAAGTTCGACGAGCTCGTCGAAATGATGGAGGAGAACCACGCGGGCGTTGCCAACGCCTACAGGACCCTCTATCTGACCGCCGGTGCGGACGCCACGGTGGTCGGCTCGGACCTGAGTCAGATCGACTTCAAGGCGGTCACCGGGTCGGGCGAGACCCGGATCTCGACGCTGTCCCGGGTGCCCGCCTCGCTGCTGGGGATCTCCGAGGGCCTGGCCGGGAGCTCGCTGAACGCAGGCAACTTCAGCGCAGCCCGGCGCTCGTTCGCCGACACGTGGGTCTATCCGGAACTGCAGGACCTCTCGGCCGCCCTGGCGCCGCTGGTTACCGTGCCGGCCGATGCCGAACTCTGGTATGACCCCGCCGACATCCCGTTGCTGCGTGAGGACGCCAAGGATGCCGCCGAGATCGAGCAGGTCAAGGCGAACACGATCCGCGCGCTGGTCGACGGCGGCTTCGATCCGGACTCGGCGGTCGCCGCCGTGGTCGGCCAGAACATGACCCTGCTGCGGCATTCCGGCTTGGTGAGCGTGCAACTGAATCCGCCCGGCACCCAGGCGCAGACCGGCGCGCCCGCACCGGCCCCGAAGGAATTGGAGGCCACGAAGTGACGCATACGAGCATCCCCGTTGACGTCGTCCGGGCGCTGTCCGCAGCGCCCGAGCTGCGCGCGGCCGCGAAGGCGGACGACGGGATCGGCCTGCTGTCCGGGCACTTCAGCGCCTTCGGCAACTGGTACCGGGTCAGCTCCTACTGGGAGGGCGACTTCCTGGAGCGCACCGCGGTCGGGTTCACCGCGCAGACCATCGCCGAGGATCGCGACGGGATGCGGGTGCTCTTCGACCACGGTTTCGACCCGCAGCTGGGCAACAAGGTGCTCGGTCCGATCCGCGACCTGCGCGAGGACGAGACGGGCCCGTACTACGAGGTGCCGCTGTTCGACACCAGCTACAACCGGGACCTGGAGCCGGGCCTGCGCGCTGGGGTCTACGGGGCCTCGTTCCGGATGCGGGTCCAGGAGGACTCCTGGAACGACGAGCCGGACCCGAGCGACTACAACCCGAAAGCCCTTCCGGAGCGGACGATCACCCGGGCGAAGGTGATGGAGTTCGGCCCGGTGACGTTCCCGGCCAACCCTGAGGCCACGGCGTCGGTGCGCAGTGTCACGGACCAGTTCTACGAGCGGCTGCGCCAGCGCGACGCCGGTGCGTTCGAGGACGCCGTGCGCGCGACGGGGCGCAACCCCACAGATCTCACCGGGCGGGCAGGCGCGCGGAGCGCCTCCGGCGGTGGCAGCAAGGACGAGCAGCCAGGCAACGGCGAGACGTCGGCACGTTCCGAGGCGGAAGCCCGCCATCACCAGCTCATCTTGTTAGGAGTGCTGCACCATGCCCGATGACAAGGACGACAAGTCCGTCCTGCTGCCCAACACCCTCGACGACCTCCGCGGGAAGACCCCGGACGAACTGCGGGTGATGTTCGACGTCGTGACCGCGCACGCCCAGGACCTGCACATGAACGAGGTCGGGGAACTGCGCGACCTCAACGAGACCGAGAAGAACGCACTCGGCGTTCTCATTGAGATCCGTCAGGCGATTGAGGACCGCCTCGCCGAGCACACCACCCTCATGGAGGTGTTCCGGCGCCGGCCGAAGGCGGTCGAGCAGGTGTACGCGAACCTGCGCAATGGTCTGCCGGACGCCACTGACGACGTGCGGCGCCTGACGATCCCAGAGGCCCGCGACCGGGCCTTGCGGGTCCTGGATGACCGGAACGTGGCCAGCAGCCTGTCCTCGGATCAGAAGGACCAGGTTGAGCGGTACATCCGCAAGGACACCGACATTGCGCGCCGGATCCTGGTCACCGAGAACGAGGACTACCGAACGGCCTGGACGAAGCTGGTCACCGACCCGCACCCGATGCTCACCCAGGACGAGCAGCGTGCCGTCCAGGCCTACTACGAGTACCGGGCCATGTCGGAGGGTGTGACCACGGCCGGTGGATTCGGTGTGCCGGTGTTCATCGACCCGTCGATCATCCTGACCGCACAGGGTACGGACAACCCGTTCCTGACTCTGGCCTCACAGAAGACGGTCACCACGAACGCGTGGAAGGGGGTCAGCTCGGCCGGCGTCACCTGGTCGTTCCAGTCCGAGGGTGTCGCGACCACGGACAACTCCCCGACGCTGGCGCAGCCGAACGTGCCGGTCTACATGGCCCGCGGCTTCCTGCCGTACTCCATCGAGGTCGGTCAGGACTACCCGCAGTTCGCGGAGGAGATGTCCACGCTGCTCTCGTCCGGCTATGACGAGCTGCTGGTGGACAAGTTCACCCGCGGTGCCGGCGGCCTGGAGCCGCAGGGCATCCTCACCGCACTGTCGGCCAACACCAACGTGCGGGTGACTGTGGCGACCGCTCCGACGATCGCTGCGACCGACCCGTACAAGGTGTGGGCGGCGCTGCCGCAGCGGTTCCGGCGCAAGGCGTCGTGGCTGATGTCGGTGGACATCAACAACGCGATCCGGCAGCTGGGTGCGGCGAACGTGTTCCACGCCAGCACCATCAACCTGCCCGAGGAGTGGATGGACGTCCTGTTCAACAAGGGCGTCTACGAAACCCCGTACATGCCGGGCACCACGACGTTCTCGACCTCGACCCAGGGGTACGCGATCGTCGGCGACTTCTCGAACTACGTGGTGGCCCGGCGCGGCGGCATGGCCGTCGAGCTGATCCCGACCCTGTTCGACGTCACCAACAACCGGCCCACCGGTCAGCGCGGCTGGTTCGCCTACGCCCGGATCGGCGGCGGCAGCGCCAACGACCTCGCGTTCCGCGTGCTGACGGCGTCCTGATCGTGAGCGAGACGAGGAAGCAAGCCCCACCGGAACAGAAGCCGGTGGAATCCCGGGCGCCGGAGCAGGTTCTGCTCCCGGCGTCCGAATCCAGCGACCCGGACGTGCACTTCGCGCTCGGGAACCTGCAGGCAGCCCGCTCCGGCGGGAACGAGCAGGCCATCGCTGACGCCGAGGCCGCCCTGGCGGCGCTCGGATTCAACTAGACCCCCTCGCCTGATCGACGAGGGAGGGCGGCCCCGGACTCCAGGTGTCCGGGGCCGCCGCCTACCTGGAAGGAACTACTGCGATGAAGGCTGTCTACGCGACCACCACCGCCTCGGTCACCACTCCCGGCGGCGGGCAGGTGCTGGTGAGGACCGGCACGCACTGGCTCGACGACGACCCGGTCGTGCGCGAGCACCCGGAGCTGTTCAGCGACGACCCGCGCTACGGCGTCAGCTACAGCGTTCGCCCGGCCAGCTTCGACGAGGCGCCGGTCGAGCAGGCCACGGCCGGCCCCGGCGAGAAGCGGGGAGCGGTGCGGCGTGGCTGAACCGATCGCCGAGCCCGCGCTGGACGACACGGCCGAGGCGGACGCGGCCGACGCGGTGGTTGTGGCGTACGTCCACTCGAACAACATCACCTACAGCTGGCACCACTCGATGGTGGAGCTGATCGGCTGGGACATGGCCCGCCATGGCCGGGTGATCCGCGGCGGCTACCTGGCGATGCGCTACGGCACCGACGGGATCAGCCTGGCCCGCAACAAGGCCGCGCTCGACTTCCTGGCCGAGAAGAACGCCGACTGGCTGTTCTGGGTCGACACCGACATGGGTTTCGGCCCGGACATCGTCGATCGGCTGATGGAGGCCGCCGACCCGGTGGACCGCCCGATCGTCGGTGCGCTCGCATTCTCCCAGCGCGAGGAGGTCGACGACGGGATGGGCGGCTGGCGCTGCCGGGCCACCCCCACGATCTTCGACTGGGTCAACACCGGAGACCAGATGGGCTTCGGGATCCGCTTCGACTACCCGCCGAACACCCTGACTCAGGTCGGTGGCACCGGCTCGGCGTGCATCCTCATCCACCGCAGCGTCTTCGAGCGGATCGAGGAGAAGTACGGGCGGGCCTGGTATGACCGGGTGCCGAACACGTCCACCGGTCAGATCCTGTCCGAGGATCTGGCGTTCTGCCTGCGCGCAGGCACCCTCGGCATCCCGATCTACGTGCACACCGGCGTGAAGACCAGCCACCTCAAGCAACTGTGGCTGGCTGAGGACGACTACTACGGCCAGGTCGCCCTCACCCAACTGCAGCCCTCGGCGCCGCCGGCGACCGAGGCGACCGCGGTGATCGTGCCGGTGATGCGGCGTCCGCAGAACGCGGCCCCGTTCATGGAGTCGCTGCGGGCTTCGGGTGCACCACTGGCTGCGGTATACGCCATCTGCGACGGCGATGACCTCCAGACAGCCGACGCGTGGCTGGATGCGGGCGCGAAGGTCGTCTTCGGCGGCGAGGCCAGGACATTCGCACGCAAGGTGAACGTCGGGTACGCGAGGACCGCCGACCGCACCCAGAACCCCAAGGGCTGGTCGCACGGCCTGGACGGCGAGCCTGAGCCGTGGCTGTTCCTGGTCGGCGACGATGTCCGGTTCGCGCCGGGCTGGCTGGACCACGCGCAGCACGCCGCCCGCGACGGCGCGCACGTCATCGGCACCAACGACCTGCACAACCCGAGGGTGGTCGCCGGTGAGCACGCCACGCACTTGATGATCCGCCGCGCGTACGTCGATGAGCGGGGCGCCAGCTGGGACGGCCCGAAAGTCGTCTGCCATGAGGGCTATGGGCACTGGTTCGTCGATGACGAGCTGGTGACCGTCGCCAAACAGCGCGGCGTCTGGGCGATGGCCAAGGAGTCGAAGGTCGAGCACCTGCACCCGATGTGGGGCCTGGCCGAGGACGACGAGGTGTACCGGCTCGGGCAGAAGCACGCCGAGGCGGACCGGGCCCTGTTCGAGGCGAGGCGGGCCGAGCATGCATGACGCCGCGATGCAGTGGATCGCCAAGCACGCCACCACCGACCCGGTCACCGTCTTGGATCTCGGCGGGCGCGACATCAACGGCAACCCCCGCCACCTCTGGCCGAACGCCACCACGTACACCTGCCTGGACATCCGCCCCGGCGAAGGGGTCGACATCGTGGCCGATGCCGCCGACTGGGACCCGGACGGCCGCCGCTGGGACGTCGTGGTCGCCGCGGAGATCTTCGAGCACACCGCGCGCTGGCCGGCGATCTGCCGGACCGCGCTGAAGGCCTGCGCGCCGGGCGGCCGGTTCATCGTGACCACCGCCGGCCCCGGCCGGCCCCCGCACTCCGCGGTCGACGGCCTGTTCCGGCTACTGCCGGCCGAGCACTACGCGAACGTCCCGGCGGCAGAACTCGAGCGGGTCCTCATCGAGACCGGCTGGAGCTACGTGGTCGTGGATTCACAGCCATCCCCGGCCGACACCCGGGCAGTAGCAACCAAGGGAGATCAGCATGAGTAAGGCAGGCTATTCGGCTCCGTCGGCCGCCGTGGTCGCACTGGCCGCGGCGACCGCGAAGTCCGTGATCGGCGTGGCCGCCCCGGCGCAGTTCGGGGTGGACCTGACCAAGTTCCGGATCGCGTTCGACGGGGCGACCTCGACGGCCGTCCCGGTCCAGATCGAGCTGTGCTACGCGACTTTCGCGACCAACGGCCCCGGCACCAACTCGACCACCATCACCCCGCAGCAGGTCTACGGCCGAGCGATCACCGCAGGCTTCACGGCGGCCAGCAACTGGACGACCGAGCCGACCGTGCTCACGGTCATCGATGCCTGGTCGCTGCCGGCGTTCAACGGCACGGTGGTGTTCGATTACCCGTTCGCCACCAGCCCGGACAGCGCGGTGTCGAACGGGTTCGTGATCCGTTGTACCGCACCGGCAATCGTGAACTGCCGACCCAGTTTGTGGTTCGAGCGGGCTTAGGTCTGAGGCATGGCCGACTCAGCGGTTGCGATCACCGCCGGCGCAGGCACGAACATCGACACCTTCGCGATCAGCGGAGGCGACCATCAGCAGGTCATCCGCAAGGCGAAAGCCACCGCCGAATCCGACCAGCAGTGGCCGATCTCGACGACCGCCTCAACCTCGCAGATCGCGGCCGACGCCAGCCGGGTTGGGGTGCTGATGGTCAACATGGGCTCCGGGCGGGTCTATCTCCGGTTCGACGCCACTGCGCCGACGGGCACCGTCTTCCACTGGTACCTGGAGGCCAGTGACCGCTGGGAACTGCCCGACTTCGCGGTCACCCTGGCGATTTCGGTACTCGGCCAGTTCGCCGGCGGGACGCTGAACTCATGGCTGGCGGTGAGCGCCTGATGCCTCTCAGTCCACGCAAGGCCCCGCTGAAGGTCGACTTCTGGCGTGCGTTCGGGCACAGCTGGTTGCAGTATCAGACCGGGCCGTCCGGGGACCAGACCGGCCGCTACGACGCACTGTTCCGGTCGGCACTGGATGTTGAGTACAACTCGTGGAAGAACTTCGGCAGCAGTGGCGGCCGGATCGCCGGTCACGGTCGGGGCCCGATCGCGGGTGGTGGTGCGGGGTGGACGAAGGTCGCCCAGCGGCTACGCCCACCGACCGGGCGTACCGGGCCGTACGCCCCCGACGGCGGCGGCACCCTGTTCTGCTACGGCATCAACGACCTCGCCGCCTACGGTGGGCAGACCGCGAACGTCCGCACGGCGATCGTCCACGCCCACCGGGCGTGCATCTCCCGGGCCCGAGCCAGCCGCGAGTACCTCACCACAGATGCGGCGTTCGGGACGTGGGCGGCCGGATGGACGAACAACGGGTCCGGCGCGGACCTGGGTATGGGCACGGTCGACCGGACCTGCGTCACGACCACCGCCGCCACGATCACGCTGACGCTTCCCGCCGACTACAAGGGCGAGACGGTAGCTTTCGCGTTCCTGCAGCGGCCCGACGCGACCGGCATCACGATCACCTGGTCCGGGACGGCTATGACCGGCAAGGCCAAGAATGGGGCGACGTTCAACACCGCTCAGGGCCTGACCGCCGCGATGGGGACGCACGGGTGGATGGTTGAGCGGTTCACCGACCTGACGTCGGCGCAGGCCGGGCTGACGATCGTCGGGACCTGTACCGCCCGCGACGGCGGCACCGGTCAGGGGTTTTTCGACGGGGCCTGGCTGGAGTCGCTCACCCCACCGCCGGTGATCGTGTGCAACATCGCGACACCGACGACCGCCGGGTATGCGGCACTGAACGCGTTCTTCACGACCTGGACGGGGCAGTCGAACGAGGCGGGCTGGGACGCCGACGTCGCCACCTACAACGGGCTGCTTGCGACCATGATCCAAGAGTTCGACGGCATGGTCCAGCTAGCCGACGTGAACTCGCTGATCTCGAAGGACGCCACCGCCTACTCCGACGGCATCCATCCCAACGAGTACGGCGCCGGGAAGCTCGTGGACGCGACGGTCGCAGCGCTGGAGCGGATGTCCCCGCCGGTCTCCGCCACCAGTTCATCGATCTGCTTCAACCCGCCCAGCCCCCGGGTCGCCGGTCGGCGCAAGCCGCGTGTCGTGAACAACTGGTACACGGCGGAGTTTCAGGCCGCGTCCGCGACCTACACGCCCGTGGCCGGGCACATGTTCGCCATCCCGATCGAAATCACCGAACCCCGCGACCAATGGAACCAGTTCGCGATCGAGGTCACCACGGCCGGGTCGACCCAGTCGACGATCCGATGGGGCATCTACGAGGACGTCAACTACGACGGCTACCCGGCCGAGCTGCTGTCCGGGATGGACGTCAGCGTGGCCGGTGCGTTCTCCGTCGCGAACTCCACCGGGGTCAAGACGTCGGCCACCTTCACCACGATCTTCGTTCCGGACCCGGGGCTGTACTGGCTGTCCATCAAGATCGACACCGTCGGCACGTCGCAGATCCTGCGCGGGATGACCGGCTCGAACCATCTGATGCCCAACGTCACCACCACCGGCCTGCCGATCGCGGGCGGGTACATGGGCTGGCAACTCACCGGCCAGGCCACCGGTGTGATGCCGACGTCGTGGCCGACCGGTGGGGCGCTGGTGGCGACGGTGCCGTACCACGGGATGAAGAAGTCGAAGTAGTGCAGGGCTGACGGGAGGCCGCCCGTGAGCCTGCTCCTGCTCCTGAAGTCGGCCGCCGCCAGCGCCGCCGCCAGCGCCGCGATCGTCGCGGACCCGGCCCGGCTCCAAGCGACGGGCCGCAGCATCGTCCTCACCCCGAGGGCAGCCCCGCCCGCCGCCGGGGTGCAGTACCGCTCCAGCTCGAACACCGGCAACGCCGTCGGTGCCGTCACCTCCCGGGCTCCGGCTGTCCCGGCCGGCGCGACCACCAACGACATCGTCCTGGTGTTCCTCGACCTCTGGGACGGCTCGGCCGACCCGACGGTCACCCCGCCGGCCGGGTTCACCCAGAAGTACAAGGTCAGCGCCGGGACCGGCGTCAAGTCGTACTGCTTCTGGAAACGGCTCACCGGCGCGGACGCGGGAACGTACTCGTTCACCTGGGGCGCCACCGGGATGTTCGCCACTGCGGACGCCATGTGCTTCTCCGGCTGCATCACCACCGGGGACCCGATCGGCTCGAACTTCAACACCGCCACGGCCAACAGTTCGACCTTCCCCAACACCACCGTCAGCCCGGCCTACATTCCCGGGCTGGCCTGGCATGGGTACAACGACACCGGCGGCACCCACACCCCACCGACCGGCTACACCGAAGCAGTCGACGTCGACTGCGCCACGGACGCCTACTTCCTGCCGGTCGCGGCCGGGCCGTACACGGCCACCGCGGCCACTGTCTCCACATCCTCGGACATCCTCGCCGGACTGGTGGCCCTGCAGCCCGACTCGGTGGCTGGACCGTCCCCGGTCACGACGCTGGTGTTCAACCCGCAGCGGCCACCGGCGCCGGGCCGATCGATCGTCGTAGGGCAGCTCACCGACACCCCGGTCGCGGCCGGGACCACCCCGACCGCCACCGTGGTGGTCGCCGACACCGGACGGACCCGCCTGCCCGGCGGTGCTGTCCGCATCCTCACCACCGCGGCCAGCCCGGCCGTGCCCGACGTCACCCCCGCCCCGGCGATCGTCCTCGCGCAACCCCGGACCCCGACAGCCGGCCGTGCGGTCCTGGACGGCAACCTGAGCGAGGCGTCCACCCCGATCGTCCCGATCGTCTCCGCACAGGCGCACCCTCCGGCATCTGGGCGGGCCCTGACCGCCACCGCGGCCGCCGAACCGCCACCACCACCGACCGACACCCCGACCGTCGCCCTGGTGGCCATCCAGTCCCGCGTCCCCTCGCCGGGCCGATCGATCATCACCTCGATCGAGGTGGATGCGCAGGCCGCCCCGGATGTGACGCCGGTCCCGCCGGTAGTCCAGGCCCGCCCGTTCATCCCGACCCCGGGCGTCGCCACCGTCGTCCGGTCGCTGACCGACACGCCCATCGCGGTCGGCGACAGCCCCACCCGCCCCCTGGTGGCCGGCCAGCCCGGCCCACGCCCGGCCGGCGTGGCCATCGTCATCGGATCCCGCCTCGACGTGGCCGGCGCGCCGGACGTCACGCCGCAACCCGCTCTGGTGGAGACCGGCCAGCCGGCGCAACGGGTCAAGGCTGGTGCCGCCTTCACGGTGTCAGGGTTCGCCGATCAGGTGGGCCCGGTCCTTCCGGTCATCGTCACTCGCCGCCAGCGCCCGGAACCCGGCCGGACCCTGGTCCTGGCTGGTCGCCTGGATACCGGCCCGGTGGTCACCCCGACCACCACCCTGGTCCGGGTCATTCACCCAGGCCCGCAGCCCGGCCGCTCGCTCCTGCACCGCGCCCGCATCGAGGCACTGCTGATCGGCGCGCAGACCGGGCACGCCACGGCCGGAGCCGGCACCACCGTCCAAGCCACCACCGGGCCCGGCATGCAGAACCCATTCGCCAATCCGGGCCTCGGCCTCGAAGGTCCGGCATCGAGTGCCGGCGCCGGCACCCAGTCCCCGGCCGCCACATCCGGCGCCGGTACCGCCCCGACCGCGACAGGAGGTGCCTAGTGCCCGACCTCGGCGACACCCTGCCGTTCTCCAGCAAGCTCTACGACAAGCCGGTTGCCGACGGCGGCGTGCTGGTCAACGCGACCACGGCGGCGCTGACGATCACCCTCCCGGACGGCACTGCCGCTCCGGGCATCACGGTGACGAACCCGCCGACCCCGACCGGGACCTACCAGTACGACTACGTGACCACGACCGCGCCGGGCCCATTCAAGGGCCGCTGGCTGTTCACGATGGCCACCGGCAAGACCACGGCGCACGTCGAGGAGTTCGACGTGCGCCCGGCTGACCCCGGGTACGTGATGAGCCTGGTGTCGCTGAAGGAACACCTGAACATCCCGGCCGCCAAGACCGACGACGACGAGGAGTTGCGCGACTGGATGGAGTCGGTCACCCGGCTGATCGAGTCCAAGGCCGGTGAGGTGGCCCGCAAGTCGTACACCGAGCGGCACAACGGTGGTGGGTCGTTGTGGCTGCGGCACCCTCCGGTGATCTCGGTGACCTCGATCGAGCCATGGTTGAGCAGCGGGACCACGTACGCCGCGGCCGACGTGCGCGCGAGCGAGTCCGGCCGGGTCGAGCTGCTGAGTGGCCGAGCCTTCTCCGGCGGCCCGTTCGCCGTGACCTACGTGGCCGGGCGGGCGATCGTCCCGGCGAACATCCGCGACGCGGCGAAAATCATTCTTAAGCACCTCTGGGAATCTAAACGCGGCGCTTCGGCCCTGCCGCTACAAGCGGCCGATGAGATGTCCATCGTGCCCGGATTCGGTTTCGCAGTTCCGAACCGGGCCCTCGAATTGCTGGCGCCGGACCTGCTGGCGATGAACCTCGCCTGATGGCCACCAAACTCGCCGCCGTCGGCGACGCCCTGACCACCCTGTTCTCCGGCCTGCCCGCCCTGGCCGGCGTGGCGGTCTACAACGGGCCGGGCGTGTCAGCCGCCGCCGACCTGGACCTGGTGCTGGTCAACGACGACGGCGACCCGGACTCGGACGCGTCCAGCACCTTCGAGCAGGAGTGGGCGAACCTCGCCGCGACCTCCCGATACGAACGGGGGGTCGTGGTCTGTGGGGTCATCTCGCAGTCGGGCAGCACTGACCTGCATGACCGCCAGGACCGTGCGGCGGTCCTCCTGGACGCCTGCCAGACCGCCGTCCATGCGGACGTCACACTCGCCGGCCTGGTGCTGTCCGCGCAGGTGGTCTCCGGCAGCGCGCGACCGATCCAGAACAGTGCCGGCGCGGCCGTGGTGGCCCCGTTCGTCATCGCCTACCTCGCCCAAGTGTGAGTCTCAGAAAGGGAAATCCATGGCACTGGTCTCACCGCAGGCCCCCAACATCACCGGGTCAGCAATCACCTACGCGACCCCGACGACGTCGGAGACGTTCGTCCCCGGGGACAACATCTACTACCACGTGTTCACCGTCGGCACCGCGATCACCACCACGGTCGTCGTCCCCGGCTCGGTGTACGGGCAGGCTCGCCCGGACGTCGCGATCTCCATCGGCACGAACACGAACCGGATCATCGGCCCGCTGGTGGCCGACCTCGCGGATCCGACGACCGGCCTGGTGACGATCACCCACTCGGTCACGACCGCGGTCACTGCTGCCGCGTTGCAGTGTTGAGGAGCTGACGATGGCTGATCCCGGATGGGTGTACCTGGTACATCCGGAAACCGGTGGCGCAGGGCTGTTCCCGGACTCCCCGGACGTCATCAAGCAGTACGCCGCGCGCGGCTGGGAGCCGGGCGCCGAGCCCGCCGACGCAGACGCGCCCGACGTCCCCGAGTCCGAGCCGGCGGCACCGGCGAGCAAGCCCACCCGCACCGCCAAGGCCGCACCGGCCGCCGAGCAGAAGGAGTGACCAGTGGCCGACTCACTGAGTGACGGCAGGACCCGCGTCTACAGCGTGGTCTCCATCGCCAACATCGCCGCGCCCACCGTGGCCGAACTGAACGCGGGGATCCAGCTGGAGGCCCTGATCACCGCCGACGGGCTGATGGGGTTCCAGCCGGACACCGCCGAGGTCGACACGTCCGCACTGAACTCGACGTTCAACACGAAGGGGCCCGGCCGGGCCGGGTTCTCGGGCACGGGGCTGCGGCTGAAGAAGCAGTCCGGCACCGACACCGTCTACAACACGCTGATCAACGGGTTCGCCACGAACATCGTGATCCGCCGGGACATCCCCTCGACCACGGCGTGGGCTGCGTCGCAGGCCGTGGAGGTCTACCCGGGCACGTTCGGTGAGGTGAAGAACCTGGACCCGGCACCGAACGAGCTGCACAAGTACGAGGCCCCGTTCTTCGTCTCGCCGCAGCCGAACCTGCGGGCCACGACTGCGTGATCTGGGACGTCTTCGACCCTGAGCACCGGGCAGTCCTCGAGGCTGCCCGGGCCTGGGGTGTGCCCCCTTCGATTTTCATGGGTCGCGCGCGGACCTCGACGATCACGGACTGGGCCGGCGGCCATCACTTCACGCACGACGCGGAATGGACGGAGGAGGACCGGACCGCCGCAGTGGCGCTGGCCCGGTACGAGTCCGAGCTATGCGGCGGATGCAAGCACCCGCTCGCCGAGAGCACTGCCGCTGAGAACGAGGAGCGCTACGACGCCCGGGTCTCGGCCCGATGTCACTGCTGCACCGCCATCGAGGTCGCTCAGGAAGCCCTCCAGAAGCGTCCTCATCCGGGCGCGCTGATGCTGTCGGCCACCCTGCGCCCACCCGACCAGAGAGACCCCGAATGAAGCTGATCTACACGCCTCAAGGCGCTCCCGAGCGGGAATGGACGATCATCCCGACGGAACTGCTCTCGTTCCAGTCGGACTGGCTTGAAGAGGCCGGTGGCGACACCTGGGAGTCCTACGACGAGTGGGCCCGGCTGTGCTGGTCCGGCTCCCGCAAGGCGATCCGGGCACTGCTGTACGTGATGCTGCGGACCGAGCAGCCGGGCCTGCGTTTCGCGCACCTGGTGACCCGGATCAACGAGGTGCGGGTGGAGTGGGAGCGGGTCGACCTGGACGTCGAGGCGACTCGTCAGCGGATCGAGAATGATCCGGATCTGACCGAGGAGCGGCGCGCGGAAATGCTGGCGGAGCTGGCGGACCCAAAAGACGACCCGGATGGTTCCGAGGACGAGCCGGCCGATTCCGTGACCAGCGAGCCGGATACCGCTTCGACATAGCCCATCTGCTGCACACCTCACTTCGCGAGCAGGACCGCTGGTCGATGACCGAACACGACGCGGCCTGCGACTGGATCGACGATTTCCGGAAGAGGTGAATCCAGTTGTCTCAGGTGGAATTGCGCGGGGCCGCAGATCAGTTCACGGCGCTGTCGCGCAGGCTGAAGCAGGCCGCGAACAAGGATCTGAATCGGGAGCTCACCCGGGCCCTGAACCGATCGGTGCTGCCCCTGAAGCGGGCGCTGCCGGAGTCCGCCCGGGCGACGCTGCCGCGGCGTGGGGGGTTGGCCGACAGGGTGGCTGCTTCCAAGATCGGACTGCGCAGGTCCGACAACGCCAAGGGCAACGGGATTCGGCTGGTCGCGAGAAACCAGTACCAACTGGGCCAGATGGACCGGGGCATCGTCCGTCACCCGGTGTTCAAGCGGAAGGGCGAGGAGCGTCGCCGCACGGTGTGGATGGCTCAGCGCATCACCCCTGGGTGGTTCTCCGGCCCGGCCGAGGAACTCGCCCCGCTCGCCCGCCGGGAATGCGCCGCGGCCCTTGATCGGATCAAGGCGCAGTTGGACGCGTCGCTGTGACGTCGTTATTCCTTGACCTGTTCTTCCGCGATCACGGAGTTCGCCGCGGCCTCAATGATGTCGGCAACGACACGGATCGTGCGCGCCAGCATGCCGAGAAGTTCAGCGCAGCCACGGCGGCCGGTGCGGCCGTGGCGGCGGCAGCGATCTTCAAGTTCGGATCCGACTCGGTCAAGGCGTACACCGAGGCCCAGCAATCAAGCCTGCGGCTGCATGAGGCGTTCCGGAAGTTCCCGGCGCTGGCCAGCACGAATCAGGCCGCGCTTGAAGGCCTGAACTCTGAGCTGGCCAAGAAGACCCGATTCGACGATGACGCCACCGCGAGCGGGCAAGCCGTCCTCGCCCAGTTCAAGCTGACCGGCACCCAGATCACCGAGCTCACCCCGCTCATGCAGGACTACGCCGCGAAGACCGGGAAGGATATCCCGGCCGCGGCCACCGTCCTTGGTAAAGCGATGCTCGGCCAGGGCAAAGCCCTGAAAGGTATCGGCATCAGCTTCAAGGACGCCGGTTCCACGGGGGCGAACTTTGATCAGGTCATGGCCGGACTGCGCACCCAGGTCGGGGGTTTCGCGGAACAGGAAGGCAAGACCGCGGCTGGGCAAGCGGAGATCCTGAAAAACCAGTTCGGGGAATTGCAGGAAGCGGTCGGAGAGAAACTGCTACCTGCATTGCTGAAGGCCAGTCAGGCCGGGCTGGGGTTCCTGCACTTCATCGAAGCGAACGCTGCAGTTATCGGCCCGCTGACGGCGGGTGTGATTGGGCTTGGCGTTGCGGTGTGGACGGTCAACAAGGCTGTGGCCGCCGCGACCGCCGTGCAGTCGGCATGGACGACCGTTACTGCGGCGGCCACAGCCGGCACCGGCCTTCACACGGTAGCCCTGTACCAGATGGCCGCCGCAGGGAAAGCCGTGGGCGCTTCGATGGCGGTGGCGGCGGTAGCCGTCGGCGCGGTATGGGCGGGCGACAAGGTCGGCCAGTGGCAGGCCGGCACGGCCAGCGTTGCGGCGATGACGAAGGCGATGCAGGCGAACGCTGGACAGTCGAAGTTGTCCGCTCAGGAAATCTCCTTGTTCTCCGACAAGGGAATTCTGGGGCTCGGCAAGGACAGTCTCACCACGAAGGATGCCCTGGACCGGTTCGGAGTGTCGGCCTTCAATGCCCTCGATCAGGGATGGGACGCCCGGCTTGGTCGTTGGCAGTCGTTCGGGTCGGCGGAGTCGAAGTTTCAGAAGCAGACCGAACAACTGGACGCCGCGCTCGCGGGGATGGCCCGGGGCGGGAACCTGGCGGGCGCCCAGCAACAGATGCGGATGTACGAGGACGCCGCCGAGAAGGCGGGGGTTCCGCTTGCGAGTCTGCGCAAGATGTTCCCGCAGTACGCGGCGGCGGTCAGCGCGTCGATCCCACCGGTCAACGAAGCCGAAGCGGCTGTCAACAAGCACAACGAAGCGATCGAAGAGAACATCAAGGATCTTGGGAAAAACGCTCAGGCGCTGCTGAAATCCCGGGGTTCGCACAACGCGTACGAGTCGGCTGTTGATGACGCGACGAAAGCACTGAAAGAGAACGGCCGCACCCTCGACGTGCACACCGACAAGGGCCGCGCGAACCGGTCCGTTCTCGACCGGGTCGCGTCCAGCACCCTCGAATGGCGCGATGCCGCGAAAGAAGCCGGTGCGTCGCAGAAACGCCAGACGCAGATCACGGAACTCGGACGGGCCGAGCTCGTGCGGATGGCCCGCCGCTTCGGGCTGTCCCGGACGGCGGCGCGAGAGTACGCCCGTGAGGTGCTGGGGATCCCGAAGCGGGTGTCCTCCACCATCAGCCTGTCCCTGAAGAACGGGATCCCGAAAACCCTGTATGGCGTGCGGGTCGGCGGCGGGCAGGGTTCCACCCGCGGCGGGATCACGTTCGGGTCTGCGAAGGGTGGCCCGATCCGGGGACCGGGAACGGAAACCAGCGACAGCATTTACACCACCGGGCCGGTCACTGGCGCCCGGTACGCGTTGTCGAACAACGAGCATGTGTGGACCGCGCTGGAGGTCCGTGCGGTCGGCGGGCACGAGCGGATGGCCGAGATGCGCCGGGCCGCGGTGCGGGGGTATGCCGGCGGCGGCCCTGTGTTCGCTGCCCAGCTCGGTCGCGGGGAGGCGCAGATCGCTGCCGGCACGAGCTCGCGGGTGGGCGACGTGCTGCGCAAGATCGCCGAGAAGGCCATCGGGTTCAACCCGTCATTGAGCGGGGCGCTGAACTTCGCTCGCGCTCAGGTCGGCAAGCCCTACATCTGGGGTGGCGTCGGCCCCCGCGGCTACGACTGCTCCGGTGCGATGAGCGCCCTGCTGAACGTCGTGCAGGGACGCAACCCGTACAGTCGCCGGTTCGCCACGGGCTCGTTCCCGTCGGCCGGGTTCGTTCCTGGGTTCGGGTCCTTCGCGATCGGCTCCCGCCGGGGAGCCCCCGGGCACATGGCCGGGACGATCAACGGCGTCAACGTCGAGTCGTCCGGGTCCGCCGGCTTTCACATGGGCCGGTCCGCGCGAGGTGCTCGGCACCCGATGTTCACCGGCGTCTACCACCTCCGCGGGTATGCCCGGGGTGGCCCGGTGATCGGCGACGGCCCGTACGACCTGCTGAACCCGGACGGCGACGACTACTTGGGCGACCGGGCCCGGAAGATGTTCCTGGCTGACCGCGGCGGCATCATCCGCTCCGGCTCTGGAGCCCTGAATCGGTCCGGCAGCGACGAGCGGATGTTGTCCCCAGCGCAGACCCGGTCGTTCGACCGGCTGACCCGCGTGCTGGATCGCCGTCCGACCATCGTCTCCGGCAGCTCGGATAGCCAGGAGATCGACTACGCCCGCCTCGGCGACCAGGTGGCCCAGGCGTTCATCCGGGCCGGCATCACGGTCAAGATGGACGGCCGTGCCGTCGGCACCGTCCTGGGGACCACATCGAGTCTCCTCGGAAGGGCTGGCTGAGCGTGGGCAATGAGCGCGTGCAGTTCGTGGACTCGATCGTCGAGACGGCCACCGTCCGGCTGAGCCTGACGACAGCGCCATGGCGGGTGCTGTTCGTCGGGACCGACGTCAGCCCACCGCAACTGCGGCGGGCCACCGTCTCGACGATGCTTGCCGACGGGGCACTGATCCCCGCGGTCGCCTACGACAACCGGGTGGTGCGCCTGCACCTGCAGCTCGACGACAAGACCCCGGCTGCCGCCGCGACTGCGTTGCAGGCTCTGCGCCGGGAGCTGGACCGGCCCTCGAACATCCTGCGCTGGCAGCCGGAGCCGACGCTCTCGCCGGTCTACTTCAAGACGTTCAGGTCCCCGGACACCGTCGATGCGATCGACCATGGGATCAACCTGTTCGACTTCACCTGTGAGATCCCGGCCGAGCCGTTCTCGCTCGGCCACCGCGTCGACGTCACTCCGGTCGCGGTCTCCAACGACCCGAACGCCGGTGCGTCGGGACGGTTCATGGACATCACCGCACCGCAGGGCGACACCGAGACGCCGCTGCGGATCTCGGTGACCGGCTCGGCCGTGGCCTCAAGGCAGGGCCTGTTCGCGATGCGGCGCCGCGGCACGGTGTCCTCGCTGCCGCTGTTCACCCAGTGCGAGACCCTCACCCAGGGCACCGACACCTCAGTGACCGGCGCGACCGACGGGACCGGCGGCGGGGCCTCGCCGTCCGGCGCCGGCTCGAACTCCTCGGCAACCACGTTCGCCACGAACACCCTCACGCCCGTCAGGTTGTCCACCACGGCGTTCCCGACGACGCCGAGTGTGGATGTGCGCGGCACCTACCGCGTCTTCGTCAGGGTCCGCCCTGCGACCGCGGGCGGCATCTTCCAGATCAAGCTGGAGCACGGGATCCGCGCGATCCAGAACGCCACCGTCACCACGACGGTCACGACCACCACCTACACGATGGTCGACCTGGGCCTGGTGCAGATCCCGGAGGGCATCGACCCGATCACCGACGGCCCGGGTGGCGCGACGCTGGCCGTCGTCGGGATCCCGATCAAGCTGTACGCCCAGCGCACCGGGGGCAGCGGCAACCTCAACTGGGACTGCCTCTACTTCATCCCAGCCGACGACCGGCTGTGCCTGGTGTCCTGGGGCTCCACCGCCCCGACCAGCTTCGTCCTGGACGGGATCAGCCGGACCATCTACGGCATCGACGGGTCCGGGCGGATCGCCGACATCGGGCAGACGGCGTTCTCCGGCGACTTCCCCTCGATCACACCGGGGATCACCAACCGACTGGTGTACATCAACGACACCACCCCGAACCCCGGCTCGTCCGACGCCGTCAGCACCTCGGTCACCCTGACCGCCAGCTACTGGCCGCGATACCTTTCCGTCCGCCCGGTGGGCACGTAATGGCGCTCGCCGTAGCGTCCTCCACCCAGACGACCCCGGCCGACAGCGCCACGCATGTCGTCACCAAGCCCTCGGGCGTGGCAGACGGCGACTACCTGATGGTGTGCGGATCCACCGACCAGGACGGCAACCTGGGGATGCTCGGCGCACCGGACGCGTCCTGGATCAGCATCCACTCCGGCGGGTCCGGTGGTGGCTCGCCGAACCAGGCCGGCTGGTTCCGGATCTGGTACAAGTACGCAGCCTCCGAGGGTGCGTCCTGGACGTTCACCAGCTCGGCTGCGACGAACAGCCAGTTCACCGCGCTGCGGATCACCGGTGCGTCCGGTGCCTACGTGGTGGCCACGAATGCGGGCGGCACGACCACCCACTCGACCACGCACCTGGCACCCACCCTCGGGGCGCTCGGCGCCGGGGACCTTCTGATCTGCGGGTGGCAGATCATCGCCGAGGCCGCGGCCAGCACCTATGTGGCCCAGGGCAGCATGACCCAGCACGGCACCGCTGGCTCCGTGTCCGGCACCTGGCTGCGGCACCTGGTGGCCTCCGAACTGCTCACCACCGGTGGCCTGACCGGCACCCGGACGATGACGACCAGCCTGGACCCGCCGAACTGGGGTGACACCACCTGGTCCCTGGTCCTGTCGACGACATTCGTTCCGGCCACCGGGTTCTCACCGGACCAGATCACCGCACGGGGCATCCCGCTGACGGTTCGGCTGAAGACCCGCCGCAAGGACATGGACGTCACCGCGCAGATCAACGACCTGTCCTTCCGATCATCCATCCCCGGCGGGTACGCGTCGTGCCAGATCTCCCTCAACCGACCGCTCGACATCCAGCCGGACGAGATCGAGTACTTCGCAACCCTGTACGTCTACGACGGGCGCAACGGCTCGACGACCTGGGAGGGCCGCCTGGAGGATCCGGGCCGCGGCGCCGGGGACCAGGGCGAGGTCTGGTCGATCACCGCAGTGGGCCCGAAGGTGCACGCCCAGGATCTGACGTTCCCGGTGATCTATGTCGACAAGAGCCTGGAACGGTGGAAGCGATCGCGCTACTCCCATCCCAGGGCCGACACGTCCACCTCTGAGATCGCTGACGACGTGGACTCCCTGATGGTCAGCGTCCCCCAGGGAACGGTGATCGACACGACCTGGGCCGGGGACTGGATCTACCGGCACATCTACTACTGCGGCCAGCGCCTGGCCCGCGTGCGCTGGGAGCACATCGAAGGCGGTGCCAGCACCAACTACCAGGTGAAGATGTTCACCCGCCAGGGCACCGGCACCGCCCTGTTCTCCACCGCCCAGAACTGGGCGGTCACCGAGCAGACGATGGCCTGCAACCTGGGGACGGCTTCCTGGGACAACACCGCCGACGTCGTGAGTTACCGTGCCCAGCGCGACGTCTCGGGAACCACGGCTGATGCGGTGGCCTGGTCGCAGGCGTACAACGTCGTCGTGCGGGCGGTGGTGAAGAACGTCGACGGGTCGGACAACCTGTCGACGTCCGGCTACAACGTCAACAACATCGACCCCATCGAGGTCGTGATGGACCTGCTCGGGCGGGCCCTGCCGAAGTACGACGGAGCCAACGCCGTGCTGGTCGGCTCGGGTGTCGACATCGACCAGCTGTGCTATCCGGACGGCACCACCGCCGAGCAGATCCTCAACGATCTGGCCCTGTACGACCCCGGTTTCTACTGGGCCGCATGGGAAACCAACCCGGCGACACTGAAGAACCGATTCGAGTACAAGCCCTGGCCGAGCACCGTCCGGTACGAAGCGGGTATCGAGGACGGGTTCGACTCACCCGGCTCGGCCAGTGACCTGTACAACGCGGTCCGGGTGCGATACCTGAACCCCAACAACAGCGTTCGCACGATCCGCCGCACGCAGACTGTGCAGGAACTGACCGATGCCGGGATAACCCGCGAGGCCTACATCGACCTCTCGGACGAGATCGGATCCGTCACCACCGCCGCCTATGTGGGCGACAACTTCCTGAACGAGCACCGCTACCCACCCAATGCCGGGACGCTGCGGATCGGCCGGCCGATCATCGACAACGACACCGGGCGCATGGTCCACCCGTGGGAGATCCTGCCCGGCAACCTTATTCGCGTCCGCGGCGTGCTGCCCCGGGTGGACGCCCTCAACCCGACCAATCGCGACGGCGTGACCGTCTTCCGGGTGGTCAGCATCGAGTTCTCGATCTCCGACGGGATCGCCGTCCTGGAGCTGGACTCCTACACCCGGACCCTGACCCGCACGGTGGCCGACATCAGCAAGGCCATCGGCCACGCCGCCGGCAAGCCGTCGCTGTCCGGCACCTTCAGTTTCCGGAAGAGATGATTATGAGATTGCGTCCATCCATCGCGGCCGGCGCTGCGGTCCTGCTGGCCGGCCTGGCGATGGTCGGGCCTGCGGGTGCCGTCCCGGCCCCGATCACCTGCATCGCCCACCGCGGCGGCGCGAACACCCACACCGAGGAGACCGAGCAGACCTACACCGACGCCCTGGATGCCGGGGTGATCGAGGTCGAGGGCGACGTCCGCTGGACCAGCACCGGCTACCCGTACCTGCTGCACAACGCCGACCTGGGCCTGTTCTCGCACCCCACGGTCGATCTCGTCGACATCAGCGGGACGACGGCGACCGGCCCCACCTATGTCTCGGCCACCGGCGACAAGCTGATGAGCCTGTACGCGCTGCGTGAGTTGCTGCTGGACCACTCGGGCACCCGGCTGCAGGCGGAGCTGAAGACGACGCTCACTGCGGCGCAGTGGACGATGCTGGCCAGCCGGCTGGACCCGGTCAGGGCCCGCACGACGATCACCTCATTCTCCAAGGCGACGGTGCAGGCCGCACAGGAGCACGGCTACCGCACCGGCCTGCTGGCCAGCACCTTCGACCCGACCACCGAGGCCCCGGCGTTCGTCCAGGACTTCGCCACTCTGGAGCCGGACGACGTCGCGATTCATGCCGGCGTCGGGGTGAGCACGCAGACCTGGACGATCGACACGAGCACCCAGTGGGACGAGGCGGCCGCGGCCGGCGTCACCGCGATCATCACCAACCAGCCGGCCGCGTGCATGACCTGGGAGGCTGCCCGATGATGCTCACCCAGCTGGCCGACGTCGCCCGGCGCACCGGCTATCCGGTGGTCGAGGTGGACCGGTGGAGGACCCGCACCACCAAGGACGAGCACGGCGACCCCCGGCAGATGTCCGACATCCGCACCGTGATCGTCCACCACACGGCCAACGGCGGTGCGGGCGGCAACTACCCGTCGCTGCGCGTGGTCCGCGACGGGCGGCCGGGACTGCAGGGCCCGCTGGCCCAGCTGGGCCTCGGGGTGGACGGCACGATCTACGTGATCGCCGCCGGGCACTGCAACCATGCCGGCATCAGCCGCAGCCCGGACTTCGAGAACTCCCACGCGATCGGGATCGAGGCCGAGGCGGTCGGGGTGCCGGGAATGCCGGGTGACTGGCCGCCCGCGCAGATGGACTCCTACGCCCGGCTGTGTGCCGCCCTGGTCGCCGAGTTCGGCCTGTCCGTCCTGGACATCCGCGGGCACAAGGAGACCTGCCAGCCGCCCAGCAGGAAGTCGGACCCGAGCTTCGGCATGGACCGCTTCCGCGAGCGGGTCGCCGAGGTGGACCTGAAGACCCCACCAGAGGAGGACGACGACGTGAAGCTGACCGATGAGGTGGACCTCACCCCGAAGGCCGAGGAACTGCTCGGCGAGAAGACGCTCACCGTGCGGGAACTGCTGCAGTGGCCACCGGGCGTCCGGGCGGCGCGGGACGATGTCGAGCGGGCCCGTGTCGAGCAGGCGGAGCAGTCGAAGGCTGTGCTGGCCCAGCTGGCCGCGCAGGGCAGGGTGCTGGCCGAGATCAGCGCCACCCTCAAGGACATCGCCGGCCGTCTGCCGGTCGACCCGCCGCCGCCTGCGTAGCCAGCCCTCAGCCCCATCCCTGCCGGCCGGAAGTGGGGTTGCGGTGCCGACGATCGACGCCGACCTGGTCAAGGCGCTCACCCCCGGTGGCCTCCTCCTGCTGCTGGTCCTGCTGATGGCCGCAGCGTTCATCAGCGGCCTGATCCGGCCACGCTCGGCCATCAAGGAGGTCCGCGAGGACCGGGACGCCAGACTGGCCGACAAGGACCGGCAGATCGCCGACTGGCGCGAGGCGCACCGCGAATCGGAGGAGGCGCGCGAGGTGCAGGCAGCGGCGTTGCGAGAGTCCCTCGAGGCGACCCGGGCGACCGCCGAGCTGCTGAAGGCGTGGCGTGCGGCCGCGGCCCTGTCGCGTGACGAGAGTGAGCGGTGATGAGCTGGATCCGGCGCACCAAGACGCCCGAGCGTGGCGCGGACCTGAGCACCGGTGACGACGCCCGCCTGGCCATCGAGCGGGCGCACCGATCCAAGGACGAGGCGGTCCGCAGCCTTCGCCGGATGCGCACCTACACCAGCGAGCTGCGCGAAGAGGTAGCGATCAACCATCTGGCGCAGGACATCTTCGACGCGATGCGGAGCCGGAAACCATGACCACCCTCACCCACTCGCTGGTCATCGCGTCGTTCGTGGTGGGTGCGATCGCCGGGAATCTCCTGTTCCTGCAGTACCTGCTGCGCTCGCGCTGGCGTTCCTCCCTGACGGGGCGGATCGTCCTGGCGCTGTTCGCCGTCTCGGCGCTCAGCTACGACCTGTCGGTGACCGTACTGATCTGGCCGGGCGCGTTCACCGCGGAGAACGGCGGCATCTGGGTCCGGATCGGTCTGCGCTTCGCGATCGATGCGGTCCTGATCGCGCTGTACGTCCTGGTGCTGAAAGCCCAGCGCCGGGACCGGGAAGCGGTCCGCACGAAGGATTTACTGGCCGACACCATCGAGGAGTGACCATGAAGCTCTCCACTATCCGCAAGGCCCTGCTGGCCGGCGCTGCCGCCGCGCTCGCGGCCGGCGCGACCGCTTTCCCGGACGGCTTCACCGACAAGGAGCTGGCCGCGATCGCCGGGGCCGCGATCATCGCCGGGTACGGCGTCTTCAGGATCCCGAATGCGGACGCCGATGCCTGAGCGCATCATCACCGAGGCCGACATCGTCGCCCTCAAGGCGAAGCTGGGCCCGGACATCGACGAGTGGTTCGAGGGCCTGGAGGTGCTCGACCCGGACCCAGTGCCCGACCCGCCGGCACCGGCCTGGTCGTCCGGTGCGTTCACGATGCACCAGCCGGCAACCCTGGCGGCGATGGACACCTGGCGCGGCAAGCCGATGGGCAACGCGGCCGTCTTCCCCACCTATGACCGCGGCACCGGCGAGCTGGAGAGCACGTGGTGGCTGAAGGCCGCCGGTGACGCGCCGGATGTGGCCATCGGCATCCCGATGTGCCTCAAGGGCGGCTCGATCAGCACCGACCTCAGCCCGAGCTTCCGGAAGATGGCCGCCGCCATGAAAGCGGACGGCCGCCGGTTCTTCCTGCGGCTGGGCTGGGAGATGAACATCGGCCAGCCGTGGCGGGTGACCGATGCCAACCTGGCGACGTGGCGGGCCGCCTGGAGCCGCTACTACGACGTGTTCAAGGGCGCGCTCGGAGACAAGGGGCTGGTCGGGTTCAATCCGAACATCGGCGAAAACCAGTCCGGGCTCAGCGGTTCCATCCTGCGGGCCTGGGTTGACGGCAAGGTCGACTGGTGCGGCCCGGACGCTTACGACTGTTGGCCCGCCTACACCGACATGGCCGCGCTGAACACCCAGATCAACGGCAACCAGCGGCTGGACTGGTGGGCCGCCACCGCCCGATCCAAGGGCGTGCCGCTGGCCCTGCCGGAGTTCGGGGTGTCCTCGGGCGCCCAGTGGGCCGGGCACTGCGGCCGGGACAACCCGACGTACGTCGAGGTCATCGCCGCCTGGCGCGAGAAGAACCGCGACATCTGGCTTTTCGACAGCTACTTCAACGAGGAGGCCCCGTACGTGGCGTCCGACATCTTCCGGCCGACCGGGACCGCGGCCAACCCGCGGGCGGGCGAGAAGTACAAGGCGCTGTTCGGCGCCTAAGCTCAGCGCGTCTGCTCTGGAACGGCAAGAGCCCGGCCCTCAGGGGTCGGGCTCTTCGTCGTTTGCGCTCAGGCCGTGCCGGAGCAGGTGACGATGCCGTAGTCCACGGACGACGTGCTGGTCGATACCCGCCGGCCGTCCGACGTCAGCTCGCAGGTCAGCTCCCCGAACTCGCCGGGCATCTGAGCGGAGAAGTAGATGAAGGTGCCGGGCGTGGCGCTGAGCTGCATACCGTCCGTGCCGCTCGTGCTGGTCAGCGGGACATCGACGGTCTCCTGTGAGGTGTCGTCCCCGACCCGGACCGTGATGTCGGCGGTGTCCACCCGTTCGCCGGTCAGGGTGATGAGCACGGTCCGCTTGGCCGGTTCGGCCACCACCGCCGGGGCTACCGCCGGATCCAGCCCACCCGCAAAACTCGCAACCCCGATGGCAACTGCAGCTATCGCCACCGCACCCAGTAGTTGGGCGAGGGTCTTCCGCTTCTCTTCGTACCATCGAGCGAGTGCCTCACGCATGGTCCGCATCCTGTGTCAATCTTCGTCAAGCCATGGGGTGAATCGGGCAATCAGTCACCGATGAGCGCCGGGCGGTCATTCGGCTCGGCGGAGGCTGGCCACGATCTCATCGGCCCGCTCCTTGCTGATCGGCTGGCCGTTCAGCCGGTAGGAAGTGAGGCCGGGGATGAACTCCCGGAACCCGGACGGCCCCGTCGATCCGGGACTCACCGTCTCGCCACAGATCGGGCATTCAAAGTGGGAGTCGGTGTGCTCGTCGTTGCAGTCCTCGCACCAATACGGCTCTTCATTGACCCTGGTTAGGGTCGGATAGCCGTTCTCCCAGTAGTGCTCGTGGCCATGCTCGTCGGTGTAGCGCCATGCAGGGTCCGGGCGAGGAAGGTTGCTGGTGACCTCGACTCGATCAACTTCGATGATCAGTTCCCCGAAGTCGCCGGTGATTTTGCCGGTCATTGCGGCACTCCCGTTCGGTTGGTGTTGATCAGAGGCCGAGGATCCGCCGGTCGCGAGGATCCGCCCTGAACATCAGCTCGGCGAAGGTCACGTCGAGGGGCCGCGCAGATGTCGACGAGTTCGTGCGCGAGGACCATCCGCTCACCGGCCTCGATCTTGTTGACGGTCTGCCGGGACCAGCCGAGCCGATCGGCGAGCTCGACCTGGGTCAGCCCCATCCGGGCGCGTTCGGCGCGGATGGCCTTGACCAAGGCCGCTTGCAGGGATGCGGACACCGGGGAAGCGTGCACGTCGTCGTGCCTGGAAGTCTCCAGTTCGCTATCTGCCACCCCCAAATGATGGCATGAAGTACGCAATGTCGTTCAATGGCGCTACGCTCTGTGTCAGTTCCGTCGCCGGTGCGACTCGCGCTGCTCCACCGGCGACGGGGCCTCCCACTGGCGTTCGGAGGGCTGATGGTGAGGGTGCACAACGGGCCGGCCGATGGCTGGGCCGTCGAGGACGACCGGGCACAGATCTGGGTCGCCACCCTCGACGACGGGCATCACCTGCTGCCGGCCCGGCAGGGTCCCGACTTGGAGGACCTGCTGAACCGGGTCGGGATCGGCGGCTGGCAGCTCTATCGGCGGATCGACACCGACCCCCCGGCCTACGAGTGGGTGGACCGGCTCAACCCTCGCTGAGGGTCGCGGCAGCCCGCCCGGCCAGGTCCTCGGCGGCGTCGGCCCACCGGTCGAGCAGCCTGGCGAGCGCCCGGGCGGTGGTGACCTCCCTGGCCTCCCATTCGCTGAGCGTGGCGCCCAGCTCCGGGATCCGGCAGGCGATGCCCAGGACGTAGCCCTGGAGCGTGCGGGGATTCGGGTCGCTGTAGCAGCGTGCCGGTCAACATCGGCCGGACGGCGGGGCATCAGCTCGGCCGCATCGACTCCGAAGTGGCGCGCCAGGACGTCGAGCTCATCGAGCTTGAACGGGATGCGGCCAGTGAACCGCCCCGAGATCTGCCCTGGGGACAGCTTCAGCAAGACGGCCAAGTCCTTCTGCTTGAGGCCGCGCTTGGCGGCGTGAGAGCGGGACCTCGGCGGCGACGCGAGCGCTGAGCGATTGGCTCGTATATAGCTGAGTGACTGTGCTCATGCCATTGAGAGTACGGCTCACGCAAACCTGATACAAGGCGAGCCACAGAAATATCCCCAAATCCGACATAGCGACTGGGGGGCGTGACGCGCCTAAGAAATTTGTGAAATCCATAGCCGTGCGGCTTGACACAACGTTGCTATCGGCATTACTACTTTGCGTATGCCAAACCCCACCGCTCAAGCGAACGCGAACATCCGCGCAGAGCTGGCCAGGGCAGAGGTCTCGCAGGCTCAAGTAGCTGCACTGCTCGACATCCCGCCGAGTCAGGTCAGCGCCCGCCTCAAGGGCCGAGTGCACTGGAAGCTCGCTGAACTGCAGAAACTCGCCCGCCACCTCAACGTTCCGATCGCCATCCTGGCGGCCGACGACGCCCCCGACGCCGTTCCCGCCGAGTCCGAATCGGCCGCGTCGTGACCCCCCGTATGATCCGTGAGTCCTACGACGGCGGCAATATCACCGTCGGCGGCCCCGGCGACATCGCCCACCCGAAGGCAGCAGACCGGATCCGCGTCTCCGCCTACGAGCGGGGCTGCGAGCGGGCGACCCTGCTGCTCACCCGCGACGAGGCCGACCAGCTGATCGACGCGCTGATCGAGCGCAACCAGGAGATCGACGCCGCCGCGCTTTCCGCCCGCACGGCACACCTGAGCGACACCTCCGACTCCCGTCCCTCGGCTTCCCCCGTGGCCGAGGGACGGGCCCAGACCGCCCCTGATGGGGCTGGTGCGGCACCCACCGATGACGCCAGCGGGTCACCGCTGGACGGTGGGCACACCCGCACCACGACGGCCGGGCCCAGCACCCCCACTGCTGAGCCCGGCCGTCCCATCTCGCATCACGACGGTCCGGACGGCACCTGGTGCGCATGGTCGGGTTGCGTCTCCAAGACCGGCGCCTGCCCGGACGGCCACGAGCTGCCCGGGTACGTCGAGCCCTCCGCCGCCGTGCCCAGCAGCGGCCGGTTCGGATTCCCGGCGACGTCGACCCTCAGCGGTCTGAGCATCGCGGAGATCACCGCCGCCCGGCTGGCCGCCTACCCTGACGCGGCCACCGTGCCGTTCGAGGCGGGCGGGGCGCTGCACGTGGTCGACCGCTGCGGGTGCAGCGACTGCGAGGACGCGTTCGCTCGCCAGTTCGCGCGGTCCGTCGCTGCCGCCGAGGCCAACGCCCGCGCCGAGCTGCTCGCCAACAGCACGCTCGTCGTCCCCGGCCTCCGGGAAAGAGGCGACCGGTGAAGCGCATCCACGCCCACCGCGAGTCGTCCCACGCCTCGCTCGCCCTGGTGATCCCGGTCGCCGGGTTCGGCGGCCTCATGCTCGCCCTCGGCATCGCCACCGGCAGCGCCCGCCGGATCATCGAAGCCCTGCCGCTGTCCGAGCCCGGCCCGAACGGGTGGCCGGTGTTCGTCCTCGGATGCCTGGTCTTCGGGTGCTGGTGGCAGATGCGCCGGGCCAAGACCCACCCGCACGAGCCAGCCGAGGCCACCGGCCGGGACAACGAGAAGTGGCCGGACGCCGAGCCGCTGGCCGGGGCCCCGTGGCCGCTCGCCGACGCGGGCAGCCCGTGGTTCGGCACCGCCCCGTTCACCGACCCGGTCCCGGTGCGCCGCACCCACCCGGCCACCCCGCACGAAGACCTCATCCCCGACCCTGACCAAGCCCACGCCGGCCTGCTCGCTGACCCCGCAGGGACGGTGTGGTGATGAGGGGCTACGCCGAAGCCATCTGCGGCCAGATCCTGTTCGCCCGGATGGAGAGCAAGCGCCTCGCCTACCTGGCCGAGGACCACAAGGCCGCACTGGCCGAGGACCGGATCTTCAACCAGGCCCGCGCCGAACAGCACGCCGCCGAGCGGCGCCGCGAGTACACCGCCTACCTCTGCTCGATGGCCGACCACGACTGCGCCTGCCTGGCGCTGGGGTTCGACGACTGGGCGCGGGTCACCCGTCTGGCGGTGCGCTCATGAGCGACACCTACCGCATCGAGGTCGCCCACCAACTGCTGACGGACCGGCTCACCGTGGTCATCGCCGAAGACCACGACGCCGCCCTCATCGAGGACCGGGCCCGCCGGGACGCCGGTGACCTCCGGCGGGCAGCGATGCGCGGCGAGATCAACCGGATGATCGAGCGGGAACGGTTCGCCGCCCAGATCGCCGCGGTCCGCCCCAAGGACCGCCAAGTGCTCGCGCACCGGGCTGAGGTCGCGTGGCGGGCGATGTACCCGGCGCTGGCCGAGTTCCGCGACTACCCCACGGTCGGCGGTGCCTCATGACGCGCCGCCAGTCCCTCGCCCTCGACCCCCAACCGTCCGGACTGCGCCACCACACCGCGAACCGGGTGCTGGCCGCCGTCCGCACCGCCCACCACGCCCTCGCCCGACTGGAGGCCGCGATGGTCAAGGCCACCGAACGGTCCGCGGTCCTCCAGTGGCTGGAGCGAGGGTTCCACCGGATCCTCGACGCGGTCGACCAGCCGGGGCCCTCCGAGGACACCATCGCGATGCAGCCGGAGGTGACCCGGTGATCCGGACCGCGCTGCGAGCGGCGGCCTGGGTCGCGGCGATCGCGGTCGTCGCCGAGCTGGCCGACCGGATCGAGGAAGCCCACGACCGGACGCAGTCGCTGGCCGCGCGGATCCGCGACCTGGAGGCCGGCGCCGGCCGGCTGATCGACGCGGCCCGGGCGGACGCGCTCTGCGACCTGGACCGGGCAAAGACCGAGTACGCACTGCTGGCCCCGGCCGGGACCACCGAAGCCCAGATCGCGGACGCCCGGGTACGGCAGTGGCGGGCCATGCGCCCCGGGTTCGCCGCGCTGATCGACTACCCGATCGGAGGCTCCGGATGAGCGCCGACCTGGTGACCGAGGCCCTGGCCCGGCTAGAGGCCATCATCGAGCGGGGCCGGAAGTCGTTCCTCGAAGTCGGGGACGCGCTCCTGAAGATCCGCAGCGACCGGCTATACCTCGAGACCCACGAGACGTTCGCCGAGTACTGCCAAGACCGGTGGGGGTTCTCGGACTCGCGTGCCCGGCAGCTCGTCATCTCCGCGACGACCGTTAGCAGGCTAACGGCCAAGGGCTTGCCCGCGCCGGCAAACGAGCGACAGGCCGCCGAGCTGGCCAAGGTTCCCGAACCGGACCGGGAGCGGGTGTGGAGCGAAACCCTCGCCCGCACCGGTGGAAAGCCCACCGCTGCCGCTGTCCGCGAGGTGGCCGAGCCGAAGCCAGTCGAGCCGGAGCGGGCCACCGCGCCGGAGCCCGCGCCACAGGAGGCCCCCGAAGACGTCGAGGCGCTGCACACCCGCCTCGACATCGAGGCGGCCCGGCGGGTCGCCCAGAGCATCGTCTCCGAGTTCCGATCCCAGGCCGTCGCTGTCGTCAGGGGGTCGCGGCTCGGCGAGAAGGGCCTCGTAACCCGCTCGATGGTCGATGAGCTCCGCACGCTACTCGACCTACTGGAGGGCGAACTGTGAACAGCGAAGAGGCATACACCTACGCCTGGGAGCACGCCAAGCAGAACCCGGACGGCAGTCGCGTCGAAACCAGCATCGTGGAACTGCTCGCCGATCACCTGCCGTTCGATGCGGCCAAGGCGAAACTCGGTCGCGCGCAACGGGTTCTCGCCAACAGGAAGCGCACCGGGCAGACAGCCCCGGACGGTGTCGTGGTCTTCCCCGGCATGGAGCACTACGCCTACGAACCGCACCGGGTGATCGCCGACGCCGAGGGCAACCTGATCGAGAACGAGCGCGCGACGGAACGCTTCAAGGACGCCGAGGCCAGCCGAGCCAAGGTCGATTCCTTGAGGGCTGCCGCTCGCGCTGAACGCGAGCGGAACGAGGCCCAGCACTTCGCTGCCTGGGCGGTCAAGGAAATGGCGAATGGCCGCCACCCGCGCGAGATCGTCTGGGACACCTGCGTGCGCGAGACCGGCCTCTGGAAAGACGCATCCCCCTGATCTGGTGGGCGCCGGACCGGCGGTACGACCCCGGGCGGCGCCCACCCACCACCCGCTCGCCTAGCTCAGGAGAGCACCGGTGTTTAGCGGCACCGAAGGGCCTCCATCACACGGAGGTCGTCTGGGTTCGAATCCCGGGGCGGGCACCACTCGGCCGAGTGATCCACCCACTCGCACTCACGAAAGGCACGACATGCCAAGCACTCTCAGGACGCTCAGGTGGACAGGGATGCTGTTCGCCCTCATTGCCCTGATCGCCGTCATGCTCGCGAATTCCAACGGGTCCAGGTCGGCCGAGAAGTGGCCGGTGCCGATCCCAGCCCAGCCGGTGGTCATGACGATCCCGATCAACGCGACTGTCGGGTTTCACAACACGACGTTTGTCACGCCATCGGTGAGCGGCCGGAAGGCGACCGTCTACGTCCGGTACGAGATCGTCCAGGGCCCCTGCCTCCGGATCGCGGAAATTGACCGCGGCACCAATATCGCGTACCTGGCGAACGCGGTCCGGTTGGACCTGGAGACCAGCGAGGACTACTACGACGAAATCAGCGAGTCCGTATACCCGTTCGGCAACAGCTCGGTATCGTTGGACGACGTGCCGTCCTCGTTCCACATCCTGTACCCCGGTGGCTCGTTCGGGTGCTTCATCAACGCCGACTCCCCGGCGATCCGGTGGCGTGAATACGGAATCGGAGCCGGGGCGATCGAAAACCGGTACGACACGTACCGGGCGATCGAGTAACCGCACGTCCCTGCTGAGTGGTGTGCGGCCGGGACCCCGAGTCTCCGGCCGCACGCCGGGCATCCTCCCACCTCCGAACCTCCACCCCGAAGGAGAACCCTTACCGATGAGCCCACCGACCATGCCGAAGTACACCGGCACCCTGCTGCCCGAGCACCTCAAGCTCGTGGATCAGGTCCGCGAGCACCGGATGCGCATCGGCCTGTCCACCGACCGCTGCGACCGACCCGCCGCCGAGGCCGCCATCCGGCTCGCCTACAAGAAGGCCGGCCTGGCCGAGCCGCCGCTGATGGTGTGGATGGACTCCCCGCTCGGCGGTGCGTTCGCCGCTGGCGCGATCGCTCAGCTGTTCAAGAAGCTCCCCGCAACGACCGAGGGGGACCAGCTCAGGGACCAGCTCAGGGGCCAGCTCGGGGGCCAGCTCGGGGACCAGCTCTGGGGCCAGCTCGGGGACCAGCTCTGGGGCCAGCTCGGGGGCCAGCTCGGGGGCCAGCTCGGGGGCCAGCTCAGGGGCCAGCTCGGGGACCAGCTCAGGGACCAGCTCGGGGACCAGCTCTGGGGCCAGCTCGGGGGCCAGCTCGGGGACCAGCTCTGGGGCCAGCTCTGGGGCCAGCTCTGGGACCAGCTCGGGGACCAGCTCTGGGGCCAGCTCGGGGGCCAGCTCGGGGGCCAGCTCGGGGACCAGCTCAGGGGCCAGCTCAGGGGCCAGCTCAGGGGCCAGCTCAGGGGCCAGCTCGACTTCGGACAGTTCCTCGACCCCTGGTACGAGGCGTACTGGCTCGGGATCTATACCGCAGCGCTGCCCGCCGCCGGGCTGCCGGCCGATGAGCGGTTCGACGCCCTGACGTCCGCGATCGACAACACCGCCTGGTGGTGGCCGATGCGCGGCGCGGTCATCATGACCGACCGGCCCACCGCCCTGCGCATGGAAACCGCAGCCGGTCAGACCCGCCTGCACTGCGACACCGGCCCTGCCATCGGGTACGCCGACGGTTACGGGCTCTGGTCCTGGCACGGCACCCGTGTCCCGCAGGACCTGATCGAGACCGGTTGGGACACCACCCGGATCCTGAAGGAGCCCAACGCCGAGATCCGCCGGTGCGCGATCGAGCGCATGGGTTGGGACCGCTTCGTCGTTGACGCCGGACTGAAGCAGGTCGGAGTGGCAGTCGCCGACCCCGGGAATCCCGGCAAGGAGATCGCGCTGTACGACGTCCCCGAGGCGATCTTCGGGGATGTCGCCGTCCGAGTCCTGCTCTGCGAGAACGGGACTCCGGAGCGCGATGGCACGGTCCGTCGGTTCGGCCTGACCGTTCCCGAGGACATCAACGACCCGGTCACCGCCGCCGCATGGGGGTACGGGCTGACCGGGTCCGAGTATGCCGGCGCGCAGCGCCGCACCTGAGATCGCACCACTTCCGAATCAACCCGCACCGCAATCAGAAGGAGCAACCCAGAATGAGCACCCGAACCCTCGGCGCACTGGCCACCCGGCACGGCGTCGACCTCCTCGACCATCTGGACCAGCAGCTGCAGATCCCGGTGCTGTCCGGGATTCAGTTCCAGGGCGACGTCGCCGTCGTCCCCTGCCCGACCCTGGGCGACCTCATCCCGGGACTGCCCGCAGGGGAGCCGGTTCCGGCCGCTGGGGTCGCTGTAGTCCGTGGGGAGAACGGCGGCCACACGCACCTGCTGGTCGCGGACGGCCCGGTCTCCTGGGCGGCTGGGCGTGGCTCCGGCGGCAACCTCACCCTCGGCACGGTCACCGTCCCCGGCGGTGCGATCGCCTACCTGCTGCACCCCGAGCACGGCGGCAACGCTCTGGCTCCGGGCTCGTACGAGCTGCGCCGCCAGCGCGAGCAGCGCGAGGAGATCGCGCTCGTCGCCGACTGATCCGCCTCACTCCGGCGCCGCCCTGCCCGGCGCCGGAGTGCCGCCCCTCGCCCATCTCCTATCCCGAAGGAGCACTTCGTGAGCACCACCACCACCGATACCGCCGGCGAGACGGCCGACGTGGTCATCGGGGGCCCGCACCCGGACCTCGACGCCCTGCTGCCGGGCGAACCGGAGGGCTCGCACGTCCTCGACCTGTTCGCGCCCGCCGACGACTACGCCCGGGCCCAGTTCGCTGTCGCCCGCGCGGCCCCCGCGCTGGAGCCGGACGCCGTGCACGACCCGGTCCGGCTGATCACGCACGCGCGGGTGGTCAGCGCGACCCCGACCGGGTCGCTGATGCTCGCCGACATCAAGGCTGCCCGGACGATGACCCTGGGCGAGGCGCTGGCCTGGCACGACGAGCGGCGGCGTCGGGATGACGAGCGGGCCTACCTGGCGAGCCTTGAGGCGCCGCTGATGGGCCAGGACGCATGAACCGGTCCCAGCACTACAGCCGCGCCGAGGAGTTGGCCGAGGAGGCCGTCCAGGTGATCGCCCGCGCCGCGCGCCGCCCCGAGCCGACCGTAGCCCAGCAGGTCACCCAGCGCCGTGAGGCCCGCGACGATGCGCACCTGCTGCTGAAGCAGGCGATGCTCCACGCAACCCTGGCGACCGCGCCGGCCGACGTCGAGCCCGAGCGGGCCATGGCTGCGCCGCCCGCGGGCCACCCGAAGCCGAGCCCGCCGCGGGTGATGTCGTGAGCCGGGGCGCGCTGGCCGCGCACAGCACGACGATGGACGCCGGGAACGGCGACTGGCGGCATTCCGCGGCCTGCCTGGACAGCGACGCAGAAACCTTTTTCCCCATCGGAAACACCGGCCCGGCCATCCAGCAGACCGAGGAAGCCAAGGCGGTCTGCCACCGCTGCGAGGTCCGCGAGACCTGCCTCGAGTGGGCACTCACCCAGGGGGAAGAAGCGGGAATCTGGGGCGGACTGTCCGAGGATGAGCGCCGATCCCTGAAGCGCCGCACCGACCGGAACCGGCAGGCCGCCGCCCGCGGCCACCAGGTCGCGACCTCCACGGCCACCCCGAAGACCCCACCGCCGGCCCGGGTGCTGGTCTCGGCGACCTTCACCAAGGCGGCCGTCTCGGCGATGCGCGACGGCGGGCTGTCCTGGTTGCAGATCTCCCGGCAGCTCGGCGCCCGGCCGTCCACGATTCGGGCTGTCCATGCCGGGGAACGGGCCCAGGTCGGGCGGTCGATCGAGGACGCCGCCCGCGCCTACGCGGTGGCCCGGCGACTGGTGGGCACCCGATGAGCGCTGCAGGAAAGGTCACAAGCCCCGGCGTCTACGAGCTCGCCGCGGCCGAGTACCACGACTTCGAGGTCACCGGCGATTGGTTCAGCAACTCCGACGCCAAGAAACTGCTCGCTACGTGCCCGGCGCAGTTCGACTATGACCGTCGTAACGGTGTCCGGAAGATCAGCGATGCGTTCGATTTCGGACACGTGTGGCACGCGGTGATCCTCGGTAAAGGTGAGGCGTACGAAGTATTTGAGCCGAAGAAGCTGGACGGCCGAACCGGGGATGGCAAGGCGCAGAAACTGGCCGTCGACGAGGCTCGGGCGGCTGGGATCACCCCGGTCTACGGTGATCAGTTCCGGCTGATCGAGGCGATGGCTGAGGCGGTGAAGGCGGACCCGGTGCCATTCGGTCTGATGAACCAACCAGGCAGGCAGGAAGTCTGTCTGTTCTGGCGTCAGCCGATCAAGGTGACGAACCCGCACAACCAGCTGTACGGGCAGACCGTCACGGTGCAGCGGCGGGCGATGATCGACCACCTACCCGACATGCCGGCCGAGGGCGAGACCGTGACCCTGGTCGACGGGAAGACCGCCGACGAGGTGAAACCGGACGACAACCTGCGAAAGAAGATCTACGACTACGGGTACCACCGGCAGGCCGACACGTACGCGGCCGGCGTCGAGGCGCTGTTCAACCGTGACGCTGAGGTCGTGTTTCTGCTTCAGTCGAAAAAGCCTCCCCACCTGATCGTTCCGGTCGACCTGGACGCCCCGGCGATGCTGGTCGCGGCGGCCGAGAACCGGCAGGCGATGGAGTTGTGGGCCGAGTGTGTCGCTACCGGCGAGTGGCCTGGATATGTCAAAGGGATTGCTACGTCTGGTGTTCCGGCGTGGATTGAACGCCAGCATGAGGAGGACGTCTACTAATGGCAGACGTGACGAAAGCCATCGAACCTAAGTCTGATCAGATGAACGCGGAGGATCTGCTAGGCGGGGCAAGGACTTTCACGATCACCCGAGTTGTCGTCCGTGAGTCGCCTGAGCAGCCGATCAGTGTGTGGCTGGCCGAGTTCCCACAGGCCCGACCGTGGAAACCGGCGAAGACGATGTCGAAGCTGATGGCACTCGCATGGACGAGCGAGTCAGACCGGTGGGTCAGCCAGCGCGTGACCCTCTACTGCGACCCCGACGTCAGGTTCGGGCCGGCGGTGATGGGTGGTATCCGGATCAGCCACATGTCCGGGATCGGCCGCAAGCCGTTGACCGCGAACCTCGCCACGACCAGGGGGAAGCGGGCCCCGTACATGGTGCAGCCGATCCCGGATGGTGCGGCGACGCCAGCGAAAGCACCGGGCCCGCTCGATCAACTGGTGTGGGCGATGAACGCGGCACAGATCGACCACGACCCGGCCGCCCGCTTGGCGTACTGCCGGGACATCGTCCAGCGAGAACTGAAGACAGCGGCGGACCTGACGGCGGCCGAACTGGCAGACGTGATTGCTTCGCTGACTGCAGAGCCGTCGGACCTGGACCTGGAGCCGACCGACGCTGAGCGGGCTGCTGCTGCAGAGGCGGGTGACGACCGTGGGGCAGACGACTGAGCTGCGGGAGTACCGCCTGACCTTCGGCATCAAGTACCGCGCCGAGGAGCACCCGCTGTTCCCGGCCGCGCACCCGGACGGCTGGGTCGCGGTGATGGCCCCCAGCTACGAGGACGCCCGAGACCTGGTGATCCGCAGGCTGGGGCGCGAGTGGGCGTTCCTCTACCTGCCTGGGGAGCTGAGGGAGTCCTACTTCCCGGCCGGGGAGATCGAGCGCTGGTCGACCACCGGGGCGGTGAGCACCGATGCCTGAGTCGACGGCCGAGACGCTGGCCCGCGAGTTCGCCGCACTGAACACGGCGACCCAGCGCGCCCACCAGGTACTCGCGGACATGCGCGCCGAACGGAAGCTGCTCTCCGCGCTGCTGATCGAGGTCCGGGAGGCAACCCAGCAGCGGGCCGAGGCGCTGGTGGAGACCGCGGTCGTCCGAGAGGTGGACAAGATGGATCAGGCGGTCCAGAAGGCGATCGCGATGGCCGAGGAACGCGTGTTCGCCAGGTTCGATCGCCTCACTCGGATGATCACCGGCGAGGAAGGCCACCCGGACCGGCCGCCGCTTGAGGACCTGATCCGCGAGGCGCAGCAGAGAGGCCGGACATGACCGGTCTCACCGACCGCGAGCGCCAGGTCTGCGCACTGGTCGCGGAGGGTCTCACCAACTCGGAGATCGGTGAGCGGCTGTACCTCAGCCACTACACCGTGAAAACCCATCTGCGGCGCATCTTCCAGAAGACGGGCGCCATCAGCCGTGCGCAGCTGGTGACCTACGCCGACACGAAGGTCAAGGTGCGGACCTCCGCCGAGGTAGTGCAGATCCTGCGCAACCTACGAGCCGAGCGCGCGGCCGTGAGCCACCGCTTCGGCTCGATCGGGCAATACCGCCAGGAGGGCGAGCTGAGAGTGCTGGACGAGCTGATCGAGCAGATCGGCGCGGCGAGGGCCGAGCCTCGGATGATGGGCGGCAGGGCATGAGCCGCCGCCGCAAGCCACAGCTCTGGGGCTTCACCCTCGGCCCGGACTGGATCCAGGTCATCCACCTGCGCCCCGTCGAGGCCGCCCGCCGTGAGCGGGTCCGCCGGCACATCGGGCGCGTCAAGCGCCGGGCGGCGAAGAGGTGGCCGGCATGAGCGCGACCCTGCGCAGGCCCGCCACGTGGGTGCTGGCCGTCACCCTGATCGTGCTCTCGCAGACCGGCGTTCGCTGCGGTGACCGGTACTTCCCGGACGGCCGGACCGCCCACCCGGCGGGGGTCGACCGATGACCGCCACCCGGCACAGGCCGCCGCCCCACCCCTGCCCCGGCTGCAGCACACCCGTACGGGCCGCCATGTACGCGTGCGGGGGGTGCTGGCGGCGCCTCCCCGGGAACCTCCGCACAGCGATCCTGCGCGCGTGGGGGCGCCGCTTGGCCGGCACCGGCGGCGCCGCCGCCGAGCACGACGCCGCGAGGGCCGCGGGCGCCGCCTGGTACGCGCATCACCCCCGAGAGGAGAACCACCGATGAGCCTCTACCCGGCACCCCTGGTGTTCACGGTGGTCGCGGTCCCGAAGCCGCAGGGCAGCAAGCGCGGATTCGTCGTGCAGGGCAAGAACGATGCCAAGCCGCGAGCGATCGTCGTCGACTCCGACAAGCAGCCGCTGAAGGACTTCCGGGAGGCCGTCCGATCAACCGCCGTAGAAGCGAAGCCAGAGGGCTTCGAGGCGTTCGAGGGCCCGCTGACGGTCGTCCTGGCGTTCGCACTGCGCAAGCCGAAGGTCGCCGAGCGCGGACCCCGCCGATGGCCGATCGGCAAGACCGCCGGCGACGTCGACAAGCTCACCCGCTCCGTCCTCGACGCCCTCACCGACGCCGCGGTATTCGGCGACGACGGGCAGGTCGTGCGCCTGGTCGTCGAGAAGGACTACCCGGGCACCAAGGAGTGCGGGTACCAAGCCAGCCCCGGTGTCCGCGTGCTCGTCGAGCGCCGCTACTCGAATGAGATCCCGAATATTCCAGCACCCGAAATCAACCACCAGGAAGGCACTCTGCTGTGACAGTTACCTTGAAGGCCGATATTCAGGTCGCTACCCCCGACCTGCGCAACGCGCTGCGGGCGGTGCTGCCGCTGTCGAACCCGCTGATCACCGGTGACCACGACGCCGAGCACCGGATCCGGTTCGTGTTCCTCGAGCACTGGGTGTTCGTCGTGGCCTCGAACGGCACCGGGACTGCGCTGGCGAAGGTCGCCGTCAATCAGGACTCCCGCACGATCGAGTTCACCGCTGAAGACGGGCCCATCATCGTCGACCTCACACCCCGGCGGGCCCGGCTGATCCTGCAGCAGTTCAAGGCCAAGCCGTCCGACCCCGACGTGGGCCAGTTGATGGAGTTCGGCATCGACGTCACCGAGGAAACCCTCACGGTCTCCGACATCGGCGGTCTCTGGTCGGAGGGTGAGTCCAACCGGTACCCGATCGAGGAACCCTCGGATTCGTTCCCGGACGTCATCCGGATCACCGCCCAAGCGTTGGCCGGGGTCGGCGCCACCCAGGTCGGCAAGGCCCTGGTGACGGACGGGCGGGTGCTGCGCCTGTTCGAGCCGGCCAGCCGGGTGTACGAGCAGCCCCTGCAGATCGAAGCCACCGGCTCCGCCGAGTCCCGCGGCTTCACCGTCTCCTGCGGGCCTGACTTCCTCGGCACCCTCTCCAGCGCCCACCAGGACGACGACAGCCTGAAAAAGCGCAACCGGCACCGGATGAACTGGCTGGAGCTCATCCCCGCGCAGAAACTGCAGGCCGTCTGATGGACGTCGAGCGGCACCCGGCCGTCACGTCGCTGCTGGAGTTCTTCACCTGGGAGCACCTCCCGCCGCACCTGCAGGAGGTCTCCCGCCCGGCCGCCCAGCTCGCCTACCAGATGGCCAACGCGATGCCGGACAGCCCAGAGCTGACCGTCGGTCTGCGGAAGCTGCTGGAGGCCAAGGACGCGTTCGTCCGGGCCCGGATCCAGCAGGACCGGGCCGGAGGTGACTCCCGATGATCATCCTGACCGAACCGGCGCTGATCGCGGCACGGCAGTGGGCCGAGCGCGCCGGGCTCAACCTGTCCGTCCCGATGATGCACGGGCTGATCGAGGCCGCCCTGCCGCACCTCGCGATCGAACCGTCGGCCGACGGCGAACCGGTAGCCGAGCGAGGCATCGACGGTCGGTGGCTGGCTGATCGGCTCGACAAGGTCGACGAGGCACTGGCCGACCTCCGCCGCGACGACGTCGCCTGGATGCAGGAGGTCGCCGACGCCTACAGGAAGGGCAAGGCGGTCAGCCTGCCAGCCGAGACCGAGCGTGAGCGGAACAGCGAGCGGGCGCACCGCGAGCGGATGGTCAAGCATTCAGTGGACGAGGCCTACCTGCGTGGCGTGGCCGACGCCCGCGCTGCGCCCGCGCCGACCGCCCCTGACGTCCGGGTGGACGCCGCCTACCTGCGCGGCCAGAAGATGGGCATGGAGGTGGCCCGGGCCCACGGCGAGGGCGGGCCGACCGACTACGAGGCGTGGCGCGACGCCCTGCAGATGACCGCAAGCCGGGAGGCCGGCACCGACTGGAGCTCAAAGACCATGCGCGACACGGCCGGGTGGTTCCACACCGAGCTGCTACGGGGCGCACCGCCACCGGAGGAGCCGGAGGTTCCGGACTGCGAGCACTGCGGCGCAGATTCGAGCATGGACCACAACGACGACTGCCCCAACAACATCGAGAACATCAGCGATGACCGGGTGGTCCAGGAATCGCCGCCTTGTACGGCCGTCCCCGATACGGCGCCCGGCAGGGCCACGCTCGTGCGACTGCTCGACGAGATCGACCTGCTGATCAGGGGCCGCGTAACCGTCAAGGTGCTCCCACTCATCGGCCCGCTCGGTTACGCCCGGGGGATCGCCAAGGGGCTGACCGATCCCGACGGCCCGGTCTGCCTGCACTGCGGTGCCGACTCCGGGGCGGCCGAGAGTCACGACGCCGGTTGCCCGAACGAACCGAACGGCGAGTGATGGGCGACATCGAGGGCGAAGCCCGGTGCCTACGCGGCGGCGGGTGCGGCGCGACCGTGCGTTGGGTGCTGACCGTCAATCACCGGCGTCTCGACCTCGATGTTGCCCCCAGCCCGCACGGCAACGTGATCATCCGCGACCTCGGCGACGGCCGGATCCGCGCCGAGGTCCTCACCGGCGACCGGATGCCCGCCCAGCAGGAGGCATTCCGGATGCACAGGTGCCCACCCACGCGCGAGCGGCCCGGGCCACCGTGCCACGGCTGCCACCTACCTATGCCCCGCGAACTCGCCATCAAAGAGCAATGGACACACCACCCCGGATGCGAACCCGGCTTCCAGCTCCGATTGGCCCAAGACCGGCTCAAGGAAAGGAACCCACGGTGACGCAACTGGACCTGCTCGCCCTCCTCACCGCACCCGCGCCGGCCGACCCCACCGTTGAGGTCATCGCCCGGTGGCTCGGCCCGCACGGCCTCAACCGCGTCGTCCGCGCCCTCGGGACGCCGAACATCGACTGGGTCCGCCGTGACCTCGCCCACCAGCACGACCGCAGCTGTGGCGGCCCCGGGCATCGCCTGCGTGGCAGCGCGACCGGGATCGTCGTCGAGCAGTGGTTCGGCGCCGAACCGTTCAAGGTCACCTGGAACCGGATGTTCGCTGTCATCCGGGCTCGCACCACACCGGAGCTGGCAGAGGCCCTCGGCGCCGTCTGCGCCGGGTTCGCCGGCGGAATCACCCCGAGACAGCAGGCCGCGGCCGACGTGATCCTGCCGAGCCACCAGTACTCGAGGGTGGGCCGGTGAGCGTCGTGAGCGGCCCCGGGGCCACCGACTGGACACCCGGCAGGGGTGACTACGGCGCCGACAACGTCGGCGACATGATCGCCATCGTCGAAGAGCACAACTGCGCGCACGGGTGCACGCGTGCCGGCACCAGGAAGCAGCAGCGCGATGCCGGTGGGCCCGGCGGGTTCTGCTCGATCCTCGCCCGTCTGGTCTGCGAAGAGGTCATGCCCGAGATGGACCCGCGCGAGGACGGCCCGCACTGCCGGGAGCGGATCCCGCTACCCCCGAAACCCGAACGCGCACCCCGACGACGGCCGGCGCCGGCCGGGATGGAGCCGATGCTGTGAGCTACACCGACTTCCTGGCATCCAAGCGTCGGATGCCGCCGGCGTTCGGGATCGACTGCTCGCCGGCCGACGTCGACGACCGGCTGTTCGAGTTCCAGCGGTACGTCGCTGCATGGGCGGTGCGCCGCGGCCGGGCCGCGGTCTGGGCTGACACAGGCCTGGGCAAGACCCGGATCCAGGTCGAGTGGGCCCGGCTGATCCTCGCCGGCCACCGCGGCGTCATCCTCGCCCCGCTGGCCGTGGCTGCACAGACCGTCCGTGAGGCCGCCCGGATCGGCGTCGAGATCTCCTACGTCCGCGACCAGGCCGAAGCCGACACCGCGCAAACGGCCGTTTGCATCACCAACTACGAGCGACTGCACCTGTTCACCCCGGACGCCTTCACCGCGGTGGTGCTCGACGAGTCGTCCGTCATCAAGGACGTCACCACCAAGACCCGCGACGCCGTCATCGCCGCATTCCAGCGCACCCCCTACCGCCTGGCGTGCACCGCGACGCCGGCGCCGAACGACGTCGCCGAGCTCGCCAACCACGCCGAGTTCCTCGGTGTCGCCACCCGCGCGCAGATGCTCAGCATGTACTTCACCCACGACGACGACGGCTGGCGTCTCAAGGGCCACGCCGCCGACGCGTTCTGGCGGTGGGTTGCGACCTGGGCGGTAGCGCTGCGCAAGCCCTCCGACCTCGGGTTCGCCGACGACGGGTACAACCTGCCGCCCCTGACGATCACCCCACACCTGCTCGACGTCGACGCCACACCTCATGACCAGCTGTTCGCCACCGACCTCGGCGGCGTCGGTGGCCGGGCCAAGGTCCGCCGGGCCACGCTGGCCGACCGGTGCGCGAAGGCAGCCGAGCTCGTCGACGCGGAGCCGGCCGAGCCGTGGCTGCTGTGGGTCGGCATGAACGACGAAGCCCACGAGCTCACCGAACTGATCCCGAAGGCCGTCAACGTCCATGGCTCAATGGCCCCGGAGGAGAAAGCCGAACTGATGCTGGCGTTCACGGACGGGCAGATCCAGCACCTGATCACCAAGCCGTCGATCGCCGGGTTCGGGATGAACTGGCAGCACTGCGCGCGGATGGCGTTCGTTGGGCTCGGCGACTCCTACGAGCAGTACTACCAGTCGATCCGCCGCTGCTACCGGTTCGGCCAGGACCGGCCCGTCGGTGTGCACATCGTGCTGTCCGAACTCGAAGGGCAGATCGCCGCGAACGTCGCTCGCAAGGAACGGCAGGCCTCCCGCGCCCACGACCAGCTGATCGCGCACATGCGCCGCGCACACTCCATGGAAGAGGCCTCATGAACCCCGACGACGACTACCAGACCGACGAGGCCTCAGGGGCATCCTGGCGCCTCATGCTCGGCGACTCCTGCGAGCGGCTGGCCGAGATCGACGCCGACTCGATCGGCCTGTCGGTCTGCTCACCGCCGTTCGCTCAGCTGTACGCCTACAGCCCCTCCGCCCGGGACCTGTCGAACTCCCGCGACCGGGCCGAGTTCTTCGCCCACTACGCGTTCATCATCCGCGAGCAGCTGCGGGTCACGATGCCCGGCCGGCTCGCCGCGATCCACGTCCAGCAGATCACCCTGCAGAAGGTGATGCACGGACACATGGGCCTCACCGACTTCCGCGGCGAGGTCATCAAGGCATTCCAGGACGAGGGCTGGATCTTCCACGGCGAGGTCACCGTCTCGAAAGACCCCCAGGCGCAGGCCATCCGGACGAAGGCACACAGCTTGCTGTTCGTCACCAAGGACCGAGACTCCGTCGGGTTGCGACCGGCGCTGGCCGACTACCTGCTGCTGTTCAAGAAACCCGGCGACAACGAGGTCCCGGTCAAGACTGACGTCAGCAACGAGGAGTGGATCAAGTGGGCCTCACCGGTGTGGCTGGACATCCACGAGACGAACACCCTCAACGCCCGGGCCGCGCGCTCCGAGGCCGACGAGCGGCACATCGCGCCGCTGCAACTCGACTTCATCGAGCGGTGCGTGCGGCTCTACAGCAACCCCGGGGAGTTGGTCCTGTCGCCGTTCGCCGGCATCGGGTCCGAGGGGTACGTGGCGATCAAGTACGGCCGACGGTTCGTCGGGTGCGAGCTGAAACCCGAGTACTGGCGACAGGCGTGCAAGAACCTCGCCGCCATCGAGGCCGAGGCTTCGGCGGAAATGCTGTTCACGTGACCGATGTCGACGAGCTGCTGCTCGACACCCCCGCGACCCGCCCGTGCACGCACCCGCGGGCGAAGCACCAGCACGGCACCTACATGGCGTACAAGTCCGACCGGTGCCGGTGCCGGGCCTGCGCTGAAGCGAAAGGCGTCTACGAGCGGGACCGATACCGACGGATCGCCTACGGCCGGTGGCAGGCCTACGCCGACGCCACCGAGGTCCGCGCGCACGTCGAGGCACTGATGCGCGCCGGCATGGGCTGGCGGTCGGTCGCCGCCCGCGCCGACGTCCACCACGAGACCGTAAAACGCCTCCTGTACGGCAACGAAACCACCGACGGACCCGCCACCCGGGTCCGCAACAGCACCGCCCGCAAGCTGCTCGCCGTCCAGGCGGACCGCCGTAGAACGCCTCCAGCGCCAGACCTACTCACCGAGGCGACCACGTGATGACGAAGGAGACCAGATGGCCCCGATATGCACACCCAGCGCGAAGGTTCGCATTCGGTGAGCTGGTTCAAGGTGGACGACGGATTCGCCTTCCACTCCAAGACCCTCGCCGCCGGGAACGCGGCGGTCGGCATGTGGGTGCGAGCCGGGTCCTGGTCCTCCCAGCAGCTCACCGACGGCATGGTGCCGCTCAGCATCGCGCGCCAGCTCGGCCCGAAGAGTCAGACGAATTCGCTCGTCGAGGCCGGTCTGTGGGTGCCGGCCGGCGGTGGGTTCGAGTTCCACCAGTGGTCGACCGGTGGGCGGAACCCGACCCGGGCCCAGGTCGAGGCCAAGCGAGTCAAGGACGCCGAGCGGCTGCGGAGGTGGCGCGAAGATCAAGACAAGAAGCGCGGCTGAACGCCTCGTGTAACAGCGTTTCAGGCTCGCGTGTAACAGCGTCCGTGAAACGCTGCCCCCGACCGGACCCGTCCCGTCCCGTCCATAACCCCCTACCCCCTTCGCTCCGCTCCGGGGCTGGGGGTTGGAACCCCTCGCCTCCGCTTCGCTCCGGCAATCGGGGTTCTTTGAAGTTCAAAATCAATTGGTGGAAAGTCAAACGTCAATCGTCACTTTAGTTACGCGCGGAATTCCGAAACAATTGGAAGGACTGACACTTTCGCCATGATGAATGACCGCGAATTGACGCGGCTCGCCGATATGGGCGCCGCATTGCGCCCAGACTGGAATGCCCGCAATCTCCGGGCATTCTTCCAAAACAATCTCACCGCCAGGTCATTCGCTGATTCCGCCGTGGCCCTCGCCGCGATCGCCGCCGACGAAACCCAGCGAACCCCCCGACTCCTGGCCGAGCACGGCCCGTGGTGGACCGCCGCCGAGGTAGCGTTCCGCCGCACCGGGGCCACCTCCCGGATCGGCCCGGACCCCGACGCCGAACGCTGCCGGTACGCCGGCCACGAACACGAGGAAGCCGACCGATGCCGGGCCTGCGCCGCCGAACGCGCCGTCGGTGACATCCCCGAACCGCGGTCGGACGCCGCCCCCGCCCCGGCCGGGATCGTCGCGGTAGCCGAACGCCACCGCGCCCAGGCCCGCGCCGTCCCGGGCCAACGGCGGTTCGCGCAACCAGCCGAACTGCGCCCCGCCGACCACCTGGCCGGCACCACCTGCATCCGCTGCCGTACCTCCGGCGCGAACTGCGCCCGCTGCCGAGGGTTCTTCATCGACGACCAAGACGGGCACAACGCACACCACGCGGTGTTCGGCCACGTGCCGGCCACCCTCGAAACCAGGACGGCGCCATGACGAATCACGACCCCGAAGCCCGCGCCCGAGCCCTCGGCATCACCCTCCTCGAAACCTGGGACTACGACACCGCCCGCGCCGGAACCGTCGAACGAATGAAGGCCATGCGCACCGAGAACCCGCCGCTGTGGCGGGCCGCCCGCGCGCTGGCGTTCGACCTGCGCGCAGAGCTCGGCGAGGACCTGCCCGGGATCCCGGCCGAGCTCGTCGAGCAGACCACCATCACCGTCCTGGCAAAGGTCCTCGCAATGGCCATCGGCATGGGCGCCGACCCCACCCCGGTGATCAATGCCGGATCGATCGCCTCACTCGCCGTCCTGGACGAGTTCTGGACGAAACCAGGCCCGGCATGACCCCCGCCGAGCACGCCGCCCTCCCGGACCGCGAACGCCTCGCCAAGACCCTCCTGGCCCGCGTCCACAGCGAACGCGGCCCCACCGCCTACGTCCCGAAAACCGAGCTCTACACCTACGTCACGGCCGCTGAGGACACCATCGAGCAGCAGGCCAAGGCGTTGGTCGCTGACATGGAGGAGTTCGGCCGCCAGGTCGAGCACGGCAGCGCGCTCATGGCGGACATCGAACGCCTCCGCACCGAGAACACGTCCCTACGCCGACTCGCGGCCGCCGCCGTCAACGCCGCCCAACTCGGCGACCGCGTGAGCATCGAAACCATCCGCCAAGCCCTGGAGCGCACCACATGACCGCCGTCGTCTTCCTCGACACCGAAACCACCGGCCTGCACCCGATCACCGATCACATCTGGGAGGTGGCCGCCCTCCGAGTCGAGGAGGGCAAGCCGGACGAGTCGTACGTTCAGTTCGTTGACCACGCTCCGCCCGGCGTCGAGTACCTCGGAACCAAGTTCGCTGACGACTACAAGGCCCGATATGACCCGCTTGCCGCGCAGTCCCGGGCCAACGTCGTCACTGACCTGCGGCACATCTTCCGGGGCCGTGCTCACCTGGTCGGCGCCGTCCCGTCCTTCGACGCCGAACGCCTCGGAGTGATGCGACGTCTCGCCGCGAGCAACGAGCCCGACCCGTGGCACTACCACCTGATCGACGTCGAAGCCCTGGCGGTCGGGTACCTGCGAGGCAAGCTCGCTAGCGACGGCCCGACGTGGGGCTACATGCATGCGTCATCGGTGGCCGACGTCGTGCACACCCTGCCCTGGGACTCCAACGAGCTCTCCAACGCCGTCGGCGTCGATCCGGAGCAGTTCGCCCGGCACACCGCGATGGGCGACGTGCTCTGGGTCAAGGCGATCTACGACGCGGTGATGAACCCGTGAGTCCCGCCGTCAGTGACCTGATGTGGGCCACGCTCGTGATCGTCACCTGGGCGGCCTTCTGGGTGATCGACAAGCGCCAGCCATGGTCCGCTCGAACCCTGACCTTCTGGGCAGCGTGGTACGCCAACCTGGCCATCACCAACATGGCGTTCGGGTTCTGGTTGTGCACCACGCTGGCAGACGGCGGATTCGCCGCCTGGTGCGGCTACCACGCGTGGAAGCGCCGTAAACCCCGCCAGCGCAAGCCGTCCAAGGTCGGCGCGCGGGTGCGGGATCTCGGGCACCGGCTGGTTGTGAGTGCGACGTGAGCAGGCTGATGTCCGTGGCACTGACCGAGCAGGCGGTCGTCGAGCGCCGCAAGACCGTCACCCGCCGCCTCGGCTGGTGGGAGGACAAGAACGGCCGCCGGATCCTCAAGCCTGGTGACCAGCTCACACTGTGTCGGAAGGTTATGGGCCGAAAGCCCGGCGAGCCGCTGGTTCGGCTCGCTGAGGTCGAGGTGGTCAACATCCGCAGGGAACGCCTCGACGCGATCACCCCGGACGACGTCCGCCGCGAGGGCTTCGGCCTGGTGCCCTTCAACCACCCGTCCGACGCCCGATGGTTCATCGAGTTCTTCACACGCGAGATGCGCTGCGCCCCATACGCGTTGGTCACCCGCATCGAGTGGCGTTACCTGGAGCCCGAGCTGCACCCGACCCGACGTGATCTCGACCGGATGGAGGGCCCGTGATGGAAACGGCCTACGACTACGACGTGTTGGCGATCCGCGCCCGCCTCGGGCGCGACCGCTGGGGCCCACCCATCGCCCGACCGATCACCGGACCGTCCGGGGCATCGTTCGTCCGCTCCGACCGCAAACGCTCGATCATCGTCACCTCATCCGACCTCGGACCCGACATCGGCGACGGCCACACCTGGTTGCACGCCTCCATCAGCGCCCACCCCGACGGCGCACCCGTCCCCGAATACGCCGAGCTCGCCCACCTGCGGTACGCCGTCTGGGGCGAGCACGGATGGGCGTTCCAGGTGTTCGCGCCGGCCGCGAGCCACGTCAACATCCGGGTCAACGCGTTGCATTTGTGGGGCAGGCTGGACGGCGCCCGGATCCACCCCGACTTCGGCTGGGCAGGCACGATCTGATGGCCCCCGACGCACACCCCGCGCTGTTCCTGTTCCTGCCGGTGATCGTGTTCGCGACGCTCGCCATCCTGAGCGCCATGGCCAGATGGTTCGCCGGACGCGTCGTCGATGGCCCCAAGCCGACGTGGTGGTTCGGCCCGGCCGTGGTCACCGTCATGTTGATGATCGCGCTGAGCGGCGTCTTCGCTCTCGCGGTCACCATGGCCTACGCGACTGGTGGCCAGCCGTGACCGAGGACCTCTGCGCCGTCGGCGACCAGCGCCCCGCCAGCCTCGGCCTGCTCTGCACGGAGCACGGCGTCCGCCTGGCCGACCACTACGGCGCCCGCGAAGGCCTCGGCGACGACGGCCGGATCCACCACGGCCTCCCGTGGATGTGGGACAACCTCCAGGTCGCCTACCCGAGCCTGAGCGGTCAGGCCGGCAACGCCGGCAAGTCCGACATCGACGACCCCGAAGCCCAGAAGCTGGCCGCCGTCATCGACCTGCGCCGGGACATCGAACACCACCTGGTGATCACCGCCCGCGAGCTGGCTGAGGACATCGGGCGCAGCGGCCCCGATCTGGCCACCACGGCCCGCCTGCGCGTCCAGCGGGCCGCCCGGTGGCTGGTGGCCAACCTGGAGCCGCTACGGGCCGCACAGGGCGCCAGGGCGACAGAGGAGGACCTGCGCGCGGCCAGCCTGGCGGCCACGAGGCAGTTCTACGAGGACAACGGGCTTGAGTGGGACATAGCGCCCGGGGCGATCATCCAGGGCTCGTTCATCACCGAGGCCATCGACGCCGCCCACGCTGGCGCCAAAGCCGAGGCCGTGCGCGCCCTGCTGGCCGAGGCCGACGACCTGGCATCGCGAGCGCACGCGCTGGCTCCGTGGCGGGAGGCGCCGACGCGGATCGAGGGTGTCCCGTGCCGGTGCGGGGCGGTGGGGACGATCCACGACTTCGGGGACGTGCGGAAGTGCGGGCGGTGCGGGGCGTCGTTCGATGAGCTCCATTGGGCCGCCTTGACCAAGGCCATGGCCCACCGATTCAGCGAGGAAGGACAGACGGCATGACGTGGATAGAGTTCATCGACCAGCACTTCTGGGCGCTCTGGTGGCTGTCGCTGATCGCCATGGGCGCCACGGTGGAGGCGATCTTCGTGTGGCGCAAGCGATGAGCGCCGATCGTTGCGAGCTGGCCACCGATGA